AACAGGTCCAGCGTGGCGTTGACGTGAAAGAAAAGACCCAGTTCGAGGTGTCGGCCGCCTGGATGAAGTCCTGCGGACTCGGCAGCGAGGCGAAGGTGTTCCCAGTGCTGCGTACGCAGCACTACCCGAAGGCGGCGGACTGGTGTGCGGTGATGGTGATCGTGGAGCGCGACGGCCGCGAGTGGACGGTCGCGCAAGGACGCGGCAAGTTTATCTGAGTCGAAACCGGGCCAGGGTGCCCGGTCGCGCAGCACCCGGCCCGCTGCGCCTGATGATGACAGGCCGACAGGAGCAGCTGATATGCTGCGCTTTTTGATTGTCGAGCTGTGCAAGGCGATCCTGACCGTCGTGGTTGCTGCCACCCTGGTCATGTCGTTCGGCGCGTGGCTCGTCGGAGATGAACAGGAGAGACCATATGCCGCGCATGACCGACGCTGACAAGCAGCGCGCGAAGTCCGAGATGGCGTGCATGTGCCTGACCGCGGTGCGCGACTACCTTGGTTCAACCCGAGGTGCCCATCTCATGGGACCGGGGGCCAAGGCGGAACTCGGCGATCCACAAGACGATCATCGTCACCACCGCCGGTGGCACCTTCAAGGTGGCGGTCAGCGAGTACCCCAACTGAAAGAGCCGAAACGCCGCAGGGTGCGGCGTCGGTAGGGAGATGGGCCGACCCTGCCCTGATGATGGCAGGCCCAAACCCGGAGAGAAAAAATGAAGGTCACGATCGATCCGATCGACGTCGACTCGATCACCGTCGAGATCAGTGGTGTGCCACTTCGCCTGTCGATCGACGTGAACGATTGCCTTCGCATCGAGTCCCAGAAGGACTACCTTGGGGCCGCGGTGCTGGCCAGCAACACGGTCCTGGTGTCGTACCTGTCGCCCCCTCCGAAGAAAAAGGTGCGCAAATGATCACAAAACATCAGGTCAAGGCACTCGAGCGCGAGTTCCCGGAGGGCATCCCCGCATGGATGCTGACGGGCGGCCACAGCGCCGACCAGATCCGCGAGCTCATGACGCTGCGGCGTGCCGGCCCCGCCAGATCGGCGGAAGGGCAGGCCCCGGAGCACAACTTCAGTGTCGAACCCGAGCAGTGGGACGACGCTGTCGTGATGAACGCCGCCTACTTTCAGATCGTCATCGGGCGAAACCCGGTGACGCGCGAGCGGATGCAGTGCAAGGATCTGCCCGAAGCTGTCAACCTCGCGCGGGTGCTGCTGCACACGGTCGCCGGCCAGAGGCCGATGATCTACGCTGTCACCGCGACCGGCCGCAGCACCATGCTGGTGCCGCAGCGCTGGGAGCACTACCTCAAACTTTGGGAGAAGCATCATGGGACTGCAAAAGTTTCGGGCTGACAAGTTCGACAAGCAGTCGGACGGTGCCGAGATAGGCGTCTCCGAGTGGCTAGGCGGCCCGACGGTCTCGCTGGTCCGCAACTGCCGCCTCGCCAACCTGGAGGGTAACATGCGTCGCACGGTCTACGCGACAGGCGATCCCGACACGTTCTTCTCCATCCCCGCGGTGACCGTGATCGCAGGGTGCCATGTCAACGGGCACCTGACGCTCGACGAGGATTGCCTGACGGTGTTTCGTCAGTGCTACTACTGATCGCCGAAACGCCGCGGGTAGCGGCGTCGTGCCGACCTGGTCCACGGCACCTGATGATGGCAGACCAAAGATTCAGGAGCAGCCCAATGGGCAAGCGATACAAGATGCTGAACGGAGAAAAGATGCCGGAGTTTCGCGCGCGCTGCCAGCGGCTCGAGGAGGAGCGGCGGGCGCCACCGCCTCCGCCGAAGCCCAAGCGGGTGCGCAAGTCCCGTGCCAAGCCGAAGCCCACGCCGATCGCCGACAAGGTCGACGGTTTCGACCGCGACAACCTCGGGTTGTCCCCCGACTGATTGCCGAAACCCGGACCAGATGTCCGGGTCCGCGCGGCGGTGGTTCCCCGCGCGCTGAAGAGGCAAACCCCCGGAGAGATCAAAAGATGATCAAACATGATGACCACCCGTTCAAGCCGGGCGTGAAGGTCGCGGTGATCAGCGCCTACGGCACCAAGCGCACCTTCCGCGAGGACGAGGTCGCCAAGGTTCACAAGACCGGGCGCTTCTCTCTGCAGCAGACGGGTGCGCAGTGGCGCGTGGAGCACGGCACGATCACATACGGCGGGCCGCGTGTCTGGTACGCCGAGCAACCGGCCCAGTCTGGTCGCCGCTTCCGCGACCGGGTGCGAGTCCTCGACGAGTCATTCCTCGCCGAGATCGAGGTGGAGAAGGCTGAGGAGGCGCGGCGTACGCGCGTGATCGAGGCGGTTCGGACAGCTGAGAAGTTTCTGGGTGGGCGATCGCAGGATCGCCTGACCGACTGGCAGCTCGAGGCACTCGAGACCTTCAACAACCTGTGCAAGGAGCACTGATACACATGAGCGAGATTATCACCCGAATTGTGGAGCTTGGAAACGCCATGAAAGTTGCCCGGGAACGAAGCGAACTCGACCGCCTCTACGAGAAGGCGCGTGCCTACGGCGAGATGGTTGTCGACTATGAAGACGACGCCGACCCGGACACGATCTACGACGCGTGGATCCGGGCAGCGCGCAAGGCGCTCGAGCATGAGCCCGACCGTGCGCTCGCCGAGCAGGCTGCTTCCAAGGTCGCGCAGGCGTTCGCGCAGCCCTGAAAGAATCGCCGAAACCGGGCACCTAGCCCGGTCGTGCGGGGGTGAGCTCCCCGCGCCTGATGATGGCAGCTCTACCTACGGAGAGAACAGATGACCGCAGCTGTAGAGACGATGGCCTGGACCGGTCAGACACCGTGGCACGGCGAGGGGTTCAAGGTCGACAACAACCTGACGCCCGAGCAGATGGTCGCCGCGGCGAAGATCAACTGGACCGTGTCCAAGCGCAAGGCCTTCTTCGAGCACGACGGTCAGATGGTACCGGCAAAGGATGAATACGCGCTGGTGCGCGACAGCGACGGCTTCAAGCTGTCGATGGTCGGTGCCGGCTACAAACCCGTCCAGAACGCCGACGCCATGGACTTCTTCAAGCGCTTCGTCGACGCCGGTCACATGACGATGGAGACGGCCGGCGCCCTGTGGAATGGCCGCTACGTGTGGGGCCTCGCGCGGGTCGGCAAGGACTTCAAGCTGGGTAACAAGGACGAGGTGCGCGCGTATCTGCTCCTGTCGTCGCCGCACGTGCACGGCCGGTCGTTGAATATCCAGTTCACGACCGTGCGTGTCGTGTGCTGGAACACCCTCACGATGGCGCTCGGCGCCAAGCTGGACGGTGGCAAGGGCAAGGGGTTCCGTGTGCCACACTCGATCGCCTGGAACGATAAGGTGAAGGAGCAGGCGCAGGAGGCCTTCGGGCTCGCCGCGGAGCAGATGGTCCAATTCAAGGAGGCGGCGACAGTCCTCGTCAAGAAGAAGGCCGCGACGGCCGAGGTCGAGGAGTACTTCTGCGAGGTGATGCGGTACGATCCGAAGGAGAACACCCGCAAGAAGAAGGCGGACGGGTCGGAGCGCGAGCCGAGGTCCCTGCCGAAGTTCCGCGCGGCGCTCGAGCACAGCCCCGGCCAGCAGCTGGCGCCGGCGCTCGGCACCTGGTGGGGCGCCCTGAACGCCGTCACCTTCGTGATCGATCACGAGATCGGTCGCGACCGCACGACGGCCCTGCGCAACGCCTGGATGGGTCACACCGCAGGCATCAAGCGGCGGGCCCTCGACCTGGCCCTGCAGAAGGCCGTGAAGTCCTGAATTGCCGAAACCTGCGGGGCCCGACAGCCCCCAGGTCGTGCCGATCTGGTCCACGGCACCTGATGATGGCAGACCAAAAAAGTGGAGAGGAAAAGCAGGTCATGGCTGAGATCCACATCACCCTGAACGAGGATTCGTACTACAAGTGCCTGACTGACGTCGGTCTTCTAGATCTGATGGCCGTTGCGCACGTCGACCGCGTTGGTGACAACTATCACGTGCGTTTGACCCACAAGGATCTGGAACAGCTCCTGAAAGGTGAAAAGATCAGCCCAGACGAGTACGCGCACGAATTAGCCTGCCAGCTTGTTCGTCAAAGCCGGCCCAAGAAGACGAAAAGTTACCTACTTAGTGCGGCCGTTGTCGTGTGGGCCACGGCGAGCGTACTCCTATTGTTCTTGGCGTATCAATAAATGGCCGAAACCCAGGTCTTCCAGTGTACCTGGGTCGTCGCGGGCTGGGTACCCGCGGCCTGATGATGGCAACCCAAACCCGGAGAGAAACGATGTTAAAGAGCTACGAGCAGCGCGCGCAGGAGTACCTGGGTCGCGACCTCGCGGGCCTCACCGCGTACCTGCAGGGCTGCAGGGTCGACATGCACGAGCCCGACGAGCAGGGTGTCAAGGCAAGTGTAGTCGGCAGTCACCTGGACAACTCGTTCGGCAATACCGGCACCAACGACGAGCTGGTTGTGCTCCTCGACCGCGACGGCAAGCCACAGGAACGTTTTAACCTGGCTACACTGATCGCGCTGGCACGGCTCGCCGACCTCGGGTCCTTGATCCCGCGCGAGTATCAGCTGACGCCCCTGCAGATCACGATGCTCCTGCACTACCACGCGATCGTTACACCCTACGGCCGCGGCGAGCCGGAGCACGCCAACTCGCCGGCCGTGCGGCAGCAGCGGGAAGCGATGGTGACGATGGGCCTGCTGTACGCGACCGACGAGTTCCCGTCAGGCTACAGGACGACCGAGGCCGGGCGCCGGCACGTCGAGCGCCTGACGCAGATGAGCCCGGGGCGCGCGTCTGACAGCACCCCGCTCGACGAGCTGTTCGATGAGCGTGAGCGGCAGCAGAACAACATGATCTTCGCTGCCGCGAATATCAGGGCGCACGCGGAGGCGTTCCGTGAGGTGACCGACCGCATCGTGAACATCCTCATGACCGGCGGCGGTGGGCACGACGAGGTCATCGACGAGACGGAGGTCATGAACACCGACACCTACGTCGACCATGTGCTCATGACCGAGGCGGCTGGCAAGATCGACGAGAAACGCCGGCGTGTCTCCAAGCTCGAGCAGTTGCTGTGTCAGATCGTCGACGCCTACTTTGGGAAACAGCCTATTCGCGATGCCATCGCTGAGGCACGTGAACTCGTCAAGGACGTGCCACGGGAGGTCAGGTCGTGAAGGACGACCTGGTCTGCATCAGGCCCAGCGCTGGAGGAAACCTCACCTGGGCCAGCAGGGCTGCGTGCATACGCAGCCTGCGCGAGTTCAGCCCGGCCCCGCGGGCTGCGCACCGTGTCGTCCGGTTCTGGTCGACCCGGTATGGTAAATGGCGGTATTGTCGAGTCCTAGACCCGACTCGGTGCCGCAAACAGAAGTCGAAACCGGGCACCTAGCCCGGTCGTGCGGGGGTGAGCTCCCCGCGCCTGATGATGGCAGCTCACAGAACATGGAACCCGGAGAGAACCATGCAGGATAACAACAAGATCATCGACAAGATCCGCAAGGTGCTGGCCCTCACGTCCTCGCCGAACGAGGGTGAGGCGGCGAGCGCGGCAGCACGCGTGCAGGAGATGCTCGCCAAGTACAACCTTCAGCTCGGCGACGTCATCGAGAAGAAGGCGGACGAGGCGATCCAGATCTACAAGGGCATGCGCACGCCTTCCCGGCCCTGGTGCCGGCAGATCGCGGTAGCGACCGCCAGTCTGTACTTCTGCCGCTACTACTACACGTTCGTCAAGGAGGGTGCCGCGCGCAAGTGCGGCTACATCCGCTACGACGAGCACTATTTCGTCGGCCGTCCGCACAACGCGGCGGTCGCCATGATGATGTTTGAGTACCTGACCAAGACTGTCGAGCGGTTGGCGGTCGCGGGCAGCAAGTCGGTGCCGGCCACCGAGCGGACCTCCTACATGACCTCGTTCCGCACAGCCTGCGCCCTGCGCCTGAACGCCCGCATCTACGCCCGGCTCACCGAGACCATCAAGTCGGCGACCCGCAGCACCGAGGTCAATGGTAGCGGCGGTGCCCCCAGCAGCAACCTCCCCGCGCTCGCCAGCCTGTACCAGCAGGCGAAGCAGGAACTGCAGGAGTTCATGGATGAGAACTTCAGCAAGAACAGTATCAAAGAGAAGGTGACCAAGGTCGTCTACAACCACAGCAAAGGTACCCAGGACGGCGACAAGGCCGGTTCCTCGATCGGCCTCGACCAACAGGTCGGTGCGGGTGGCAAGCCCTCCGCACTGATCGGGAGGACCTGATCATGGCTCGAATGATCGTCAGCGAGCGCGAGCGCCTGCTTCACGGCGCCGTCCACGACCTCAGCAGCGCATTGCAGCACGTGCTGCGCGCGATCGACCTGTCGCAGGCGAACGGCGACGCGAGTGTCACCGTTCGCCAACCCCTGATCGAGGCACTCGCGTGCATCGACACAAGCCGCATCGAACTGGAAGGATTCATCGGATAAAGCCGAAACGGCGCGCGTCGTCGCGCCGTCGTGCCGATCTGGTCCACGGCACCTGATGATGGCAAACCAAACCCGGAGAGAAACCACATGACCAAAGGTCGCAAGGTCAACCCGAGATATGCAAGCAAGAAGCGGACACCCCGCCCGACGAGGGAAGAGTTGAGCCGGCGTCTGCAGGATCTCAGTACAGAACTGCGCATCGTGGAATCTGTGCGCGCCAGTGCCGAGGAGCGTGCAGGCCGATACTGGGAGGAGATCACGAAGCTGAAGCAGTACCTGGAGGAGGCCCAGGCAGGATCACGACATGCCTATGAGCAGCGCGACGATACGATACGCGAGCGCAACGAGGCCGAGGCTCGCATGTGGCGCCAGGCAGGAGCGCTGCAGCTGATCTGGGCCGAGTTCGCGCCGTACAACATGCTCGGCGCTGACCCCAATCGCCTGAAGAACTCGCTGCGCGTGATCCACGGCATCGCCGAGCAGGCACTCGGCAGACAGAGCCTGGGTTGCGGCCTTTTCGAGGCCGCGCAACTGCGGAAGACCAACTAGCCGAAACCGGGCGCCCTTCGCCCGGTCGCGCGGACCTGACCCGCCGCGCCTGATGATGGCAGGTCGAAACAAAATTCCCCGGAGAGAAAGATATGATCACCGAAAACAAGCTGAAACGCGTACCGCGCATCTACCGCTGGATTGAGGGCTACGCCACTCTCATGGTCGGTGGTGGTGGTGTCATGATGCTGCTCCAGCAGCCCCTTTGGGCGATCGCCTTCTTCACTGGCGCGATCGCTCTAAAGCTGGACCTGCGCGACACAAGGGAGGGTTACTGATGGTACGGGAAAAGGAGGTCGTAAATCTCGAGTGCCTCGACCGCGACGACCTGTCGGATTACATCCGCAAGCACCAGGACGATCCGGCCTACAGCTACCAGGTGTCGATCGCGCAAACCATCCGTGAGGCCCAGGCGGCGCAGTTGACAGGGCAGATCTCCCGCGCCCTCACCCTCGAGAAGCATGCGGACGCGCTCTACAAGCTCCTGCCGCAGGAGGAGCGCTGGTGAGAAGTCGAAACGGCGCGATGACGCGCCGTCGTGCAGCACCCGGCCCCGCTGCGCCTGATGATGACAGGGCCCCCGGAGAGAGAAGATGAAGAAGGCATCAGTTGACCCACGCGAAGCGCGCCTGCCGGTTTGGGCACGCGACGAGCTCGACACGCTACGCCGCAAGGTCACGGATCTGCAGAAGGCGCTCACAACTATCACCGAGTGCAACAAACCGGCCCAGTTCTGGGTCGACCTCGGGCCATCGAGCAACACCCCCGGTCGCTTCTACCTGCAACAGCCGCGGATGCACTTCGGCGTGGACCCGATGGACGACGGTTTCGGTACCCAGCACCTGCAGCTGATCCATCGCGAGGAAGGTGGTCAGCACTACCTCGAGATCAACGGCAAGCAGGCCCTGTACGTGCGTCCGTATGCTAGCAACGTCCTGCGGATCATGGTGTGAGCACCATGACCAAGTTCAAGCAGGGCAAGGAAGCTGCGGACCGGGTGCGCCAGCACCACGCGGACGAAGAGCAGTACGAACTGCCCGAACCCGACGTGACCCCCGCTACCCACCCCGACCATCACACGGTCGGCAAGGAGTTCATGGGTCACGACTACCGGCGACACGGGTGGCCCGCGGTGCGCTGGTTCTGCGAGTCACATGACCGATGCGGCTACTGGATGTACGCGACCGACGGGTCCGGTCATTGGACCAATGTGTCGGAGCGCGCAATCGGCCGCAGCTTCCACGAGATCGAGCGCTTGCCGTCCGGTCGCCTGATCTGTGCGGGCTGGCGGGTTCCAACTTATACTTGAAAGGAGGAGACATGCGTGCGCAGCGAAGGACCGCCGAACCTCGATGGGGTGTCGTCGGAGCTGCGATTACGTTGGCTGCCGCTGCCGGTTACTTCAGTGTAACCGGCATGGCAGCACTCTATGCGGGGTCGGCGATCGGGGTCAGCGTAATCTTTGCGGCGATCGAGATCGGTAAATTGGCAACCGCCGCTTCCCTGCATCGCTACTGGCCCGGTCTGTCGTGGGTCGTTCGGATCGGACTGATGGTGGCCCTGCTGGCCGCCATGCTCCTGACCTCGGCTGGTGTGTACGGCTACCTTCTGCGGGCCTACCTGTCGCGCGCACCAGCACTCACCTCAGCGCAGCAGGTGGTAGCCTCACAAGAACGCCTGATCGTCGACCTGGAAGCGCGCCTGCGTGCGGCGCCTGCCAAGATCAACCTGCCTTCTCGCATCTCGTCCCGCGCGATGACGATCGCTGCACAGGCGCAGGCAGCAGAACAAAAGAGACAGGCGACAGATAGAATGCGCCTGACGACCGAGTACCAAGCTGCTCTACAACGGCTGGCGGAATTGCGCACAACAGCGGCCGAGGTGGAGGTGGAACTTGGACCCGCAAGAACACTCGCCACGTGGCTCAACCTGGGGCAGTCCGGTGCTGTAGAGGTGCTGACCTTGATCTCGGTGTTGTGCCTCGATCCGCTAGCCGTCCTGCTGATGATGGCCGGCAGTGGGCGCGCACAAAACCTTCCTATCAGGCGGGTCAAGAAGAAACGAAAAAGTCTCAAGAAGAAGGTGCGTAAAAGCTTACCGCGAGTAACACCAACCTACACAACACCAGTAGCGCGTTTAACAAGCAGCAAGAAGGGGTAAAACCTATGGGTATCGAAGAGATCCGCGCCGCACTTGCGCGGCGCGTCATGGAGCGGGGTCGACAGGCGGCTGTTGAGTCCCGAGTGCTGGACGTGGTCCGGTGCCTCCAAGAACTGCTCGGCCTGCTGCCCGAGGACGAGGTCGAGCAGTTCAGACAGGAGATCCAGACATGCGGCGAGTTATGATCTTTACAGCATCGGTGGTACCGGCGCTGTGCTTCACCGCGTTCATGGCGGTGGCGCACTACTGCCAGGTCAAGCAAGCGCTCGGTCTGCCGACCACTTTCTGCACCAGGCGGTGATGCCTGGTATGATCGGAGAGGAGTTTAGCATATGAAACGATACACGGTACACGACTACGTGGTGCGAGCACTTGCTGGATCTGTGTCACGCGGATACGTGACGACCGATCCGCTGGTGGTCGCTGAGATCGAGAAGTTCTACAAGTACGCGCGCGAGATGTACGGCTACTCGCGTAGCGGTGCCGACAGGTGGCTCTCGTGTGCGAGCAGTGAGCGGTTAGACGCTGTGGTCGACCAGATCAGGGATGCCGATAAGCTCCTTCGCTTCAAGGCGGCCTGGGATCGGCTGAGCTCGGAGCAGCGGCAGCAGGTCGTCAATTGGGTCGAGGTGTTGTCAGCGACAGGTCGTCAGGTCGATCAGGGACCCGCCAGCCCGCAGACGCCTCAGGTCACCTGTGACCGCTGCGGCATCCTGAAGCGGCCCGCGAATGAGGCGGATCACAACTGCGGAAGCTGCGGGGAACTGATATGACAGATCAGGAACCCAAACGTGTCGACGTGCAGGTTATGGAGCTGCTGCCCGGTCTGATGAACCGCGTCCTGCGGCTCATCGAATGGGGTGGGTACAGTAAACCGAAGACGCTGTCCTTGCCGAACTACACCGTCAGGCATCTGAGCCTGAAGACCGGAAGCATCTTCTGGCAACAGAGGCGTTCATTCGGTCACAAGGAACCGGCCAACTGGTACAAGGTGCTCTGATGGACTGGGAGCACACCCTGTCGCAGCACGGGGTGCCCTACGCGACCCGCGGGCCTAACGTGGCCCGCGGTGCGATAGCTGTAAAATGTCCGTTCTGCGGGCCGGCAGATCCGTCCGAGCACCTGGTCATCGACCTCGGTGGCAAGGGTTGGCTCTGCCGGCGCTCGCGTGAGCACAGGGGCCGCTCCGCGACACGCCTTCTGCAGGCGCTCCTGGGCTGCACGCGCGAGCAGGCGCAGCGCCTATCAGGCGAGCGCAGCATCCCCGACGATATGCTGTCGATCGTCCGCGCGCGCCTGGGCCTCGACCTGCCTGCGGCTGTGCAGATGCGGAAACCACCGAACATGCCTGCCGGGTTCAAGCGATTCACCGGACTGCCCTCGTCGCGCCCGTTTGTCCACTATCTAGCGGGGCGGGGTTTTGACGACCGGCAGATCCGCGACATGATTGACAGATACGACCTGCGGTACTGTGTGCGGGGTTCGTTCGGCGGCCGGGTGATCTTCCCAATCAAGAGAGACGGCACACTGGTGTCGTGGACCGGCAGATCTATCAGCGCCGGGGCGCGCCTGCGGTACAAGACGCTGCCCGAGGACCCGGACGCTGCACGCGACCTCGACTGCGATCCGGCGGTCGCGCCCATATCGCACTACCTGCTGTGGGAAGACGAGCTGCGCGCGACCGAGGCCGACACCGTATCGATATCTGAAGGTCCTTTTGACGCACTACGTGTAGCGCTCCTGGGCCGCGAGCTCGGCGTTTGTGGCACCTGTGTGTTCACCGCCGAACCGTCCGACGAGCAGGTCGGACTACTTCACGAGATCTTGCCTCGATTCAAACGGCGACTGCTCCTGCTGGATCAGAGTACTGTTAACGCGACGATGCGGATCAGCGCCGCACTCGCCGGGTTGTCAGTTGAACCTGTGTACCTGCCAGCAGGGTTGAAGGACCCAGGTGAGATTCGCAGTACAAAAGACCTGGCCCAAGTCCTTTCTATATAACCGACGATTTTTCTTGAGGTAAAGTCCGCTTTACCCTACCTTGACTCTATGCCGAGTTGCGTGGCATCTCTCCGCGGTGCTGGGGACCCCCGTCGCAATAGTCCCCGTTTACTCTTTTACTGAACAGGGTTCGGAGAGCTTGGAGTCAAAAGGGAGGCAGGGCCCGATGATAGGCAAAGCACCGATGGCACCCGGTATGGATCAGGGTGCTCTGGGATGGATGATCAGGACAGCGAGAAAGAACCACTGGCGGGTTTCCGCCTACATCGATCTGGACGACCTGATGCAGGACGGGTACTTTTACTGGTTACGGATCGGCAGCAGGTACCCAGATGTCAAGGACCAGCCGCTCCGCATGCGCTTGTTTCAAACCGCATTCAACAATCACCTTACAAATCTGGCGACTCGACGCACCCGCCAACCGAACTTCCTCCCCCTGATGGTGCAGCAGCTCGAAGAAGAAGCCGGCCGAACGCCTGAGCACGAGCTGATCGAACTCCCCCCAACGACCATCGCCTACTCGGATCATGGTATCTGTCGCAACCTAGTACGCCGCGCGATTGAAGCGCTCGGCAGCGACGCTGGTGCCGCCGCATGGCGTGCTCCGTACGACCGGCGAGCCGACGGCACACGCGAGACTACCAACGAGCGGCTGTGCCGCATCGTGGGCGTGGACCCCACCCAGATCAACATGCTTGCAGTACTCCGCGCGGCGCTCTGATACGCCGCGGTATGTACCTGGTACAAGGTCTTCTACCTGGAGAGACAAACAAGATGCCAGTTGAGATCACCCGGCGCGTCGAGTTCGACGCCGGTCATCGCATTCCGAACCATGCGTCAAAATGCCGCAACATCCACGGTCACCGCTACCGCCTGGAGGCGACCGTGTCAGGGGCCGTCCTAGAAGCCCGCGGCGAGTCGGACGACGGGATGATCGTCGACTTCGGCCTCCTCAAGCAGGTCATGAGCGAGTGTGTCGCCGACAGGTGGGACCACGCCTTCCTCTGCTGGGAGGGTGACCACTCGATGTGCTGGGTTCTGGAGCACGCGCGCGACGAGCTCGGCGATCACCGCACGGTCATCATGCCCGATGTGCCGACCGCCGAGAACTTGGCACAGGCGGCCTTCCGCCTGATCGACGGGGGGTTGCAAACGGCAGGCGCACCGTTCGAGCTCGTGCGGGTGCGCCTGTACGAGACCCCGAACTGCTGGGCCGACGCGACGAGGGGGGAGACCTGAGATGCCGCACACCGCGGAGGAGCTCGCGAAGGTCGAGGTCACAGGGCCGGTGCTGTTCGCCGACGGCGCACGCGGCATGGCCCGACAGGAGTTTCAGGCGGTCGGCATCGAGCGCCTGCGCTACGTGTGGTCGCGGAAGGACCGCGACGACAAGGGCCGCACCTATTGGGCGGTCGATGGCACCGAGGTCGCGGATCTTGCGCATGCCGCCGAGATGCTCAACCGCGATCCAGACCCCGAGTCGCCGGCCGAGCAGTGGAAGCGCTGGCGCGCGGAGCAGGACGCCTCGCCGAAGCTCGCGGGTCGTGCTCGGCGCGCGCGCAACGTGGCCGAGTGCGCCGCGCACGTGGCCCCGGTCGGCCAGTTCAGCATGTGGCGCGAGCGGGTGGATCATGCGTGGCACACCGGCATCAATCACTACGCCGACGACCTGCGCCATCAACCGCACGACCCCGGAACCTCGGTTCATCCGTACTGGTTGTACGACGTCAAGTACATGACCGGCGAGATGTCGCGGCTGCAGCACCTATGGGCCGCCGATCGCAAAGAGGACCAGGAACTGATCTGCGCGCTCGGTACCCGCTGCCGGGACTGCCCGATCCTACAGCAGATAGAGCTGTCACTCATAGAAGCACGGATCAAGAAGCCCTTCCCGCAACCCGACATCGAGGACGGGGACATCGACCTCGTCAAGACCATGACGTGCATCGGACACGTGCTGTCCCGGGGCGGCCCGCACAGCCTGCTGCACGACGGTTGCCTTATCACCAACAAGCGCGACAGGGAGGATTGAACCCAAAGCCAAAAACGGGATGGACCCGGGCGGTCCCGGAGAACTAGCGGCCCGGTCGGAAAAACCTTCGCAAAGGGTAGTACTTATGACAAGCATCTTGCAGGAACTGTCGAAAGCGGCCAGCATGAAGGCGCCGAAAGGCGGGCCGGACGAAGCTTGGTTGCGCTCGCTGGTCGAGACCATCAACGCAAAGGCCGACACCGACCAGGACTTCTGGGACAAGCTGTCCGAACCAGCACAGCAGTACGTCAACGACGGACAGCTCGCGCTGAACGAGGGCAAGCCCATCCCATCGATCGACGACAACGGCCCGGCACCCAACGGTAACGGTGCCGATCATCAGGAGCAGGACGACATGACCGACAAGACCACCAAGAAGGCGAAACCCGCTGGTGGCGGTGGAGCGAAGAAGGCAGCGGCCGCGAAACCCGCGGGCGATCCCAAGAAGAAGGCAGCGGCACCGGCCAAAAAGGCAGCGGCAGCGAAGCCCGCGGCCGACAAGGCGGCGGGTCCCAAGAAGGTATCCGGGATCAAGGTTGCGATCAAGATGGCGATCATCAAGCAGCCCGGCATCTCGCTGGAGGACCTGATCGGCAAGCTCGAGAAAGATGGCGAGAAGGTTTCGCGGTACACGACGGCCTCCATCAGGTCGGAGTTTCGCCACAGCCTGCGCGTCCTCAATCAGGCCGGGGTCACCAAGATCGATCTCTGATCTGCGGCTTCCCCCGCAGGGGTTTGTTTCAAAAAGAGCGCGGGTCGGTTGAGATCCCAGGCCCGCGCTTTTGACCTTCTCGGAACTAAAAAAGGAGCACGCCGTATGCCGTGCCTTGTCCTGCTATCCGGTGGAATGGATTCCACCGTGACGTTCTACGATCTGCTGCATAAGGCAAAGAAGGACGAGATCCTCACAACAAGTGACGGTCACCGGCGATGCTATGTTTCGGGTCCGGTTCACGCCGCCGCGTTGTACTACGGGCAGCGTCACGAGAGGGAGCTCGCGGCCGCCGAACAGATCTTCAGGATGGCGCAGGGTCAGGACTTGCCTGCGGGGAGGTTCTTCGTACCCCCGAGGCTCGAGACATTCTCGGCTGACCACTCGTGCTTGACAGGTCCCACCACCGTCGCCACGTACGAGAACCCACCCACCGAGCGCGAAGCAATGCGCGACCCGGCGTTCGTGCCCTACCGCAACCTGCTGTTCTTTACCGTCGGGGCCATGCTGGCCCGCTCGCTGGACGCGCACGTTATCGGCACCGGCATCCGCGGGGGGTACCCCGACTGCACCGAGGCGTTCGAGCGGCAGGTTGAGGCAACCCTCGAGGCGGCGGTACCTGGTACACAGTTGATACTCTACAGCGCGGCCCACGGCAGTCGTGCCGAGACGGTGTCACGTGCACGAGGTTTGTCGGGGTGCTGGGAGGCACTGGCTCTCACGGTTACCTGCTTCCAGCGAACCCCTGTGATCGGCGGCTGCGGCAGGTGCTTGCCGTGTCATCGCCGCGCGCAGGGATTCGCTGCCGCCGGCTTCGCCGACCCAGCCCTCCCAGCCCTCCCCGCCTAGGGTGCCGTTTTTCCGCGACCTGGCAGATCGCCGGGAGGAGATTTCGCGATCCCCTATGGGGACATCACCGGAGACGCCCAAGATGCCCCGCGACCGACTTGCCGCCGTTGCCGCTGTGCGTAACCTGCTGGAGTTCAGTGGTGACAACCCTTTACGAGAGGGTCTGTCCGACACCCCCGAACGGGTCGTCAAGGCTTGGGAGTTCTGGACCTCGGGCTACGGGGTGAACCCGCAAGACCTGCTGACGACCTTCGAGGACGGGGTGTGCCGCGACGAGCTTGTCTTCCAGGCCGCCGTCCCGTTCTTCTCGCTCTGCGAGCATCATATGTGCCCGTTCTTCGGCCTCGCACACGTCGGGTATATCCCGGGTGCGCGGGTCGTCGGCCTGTCAAAAATTGCGCGGGTGATCGAGGTGTTTGCGCGACGTCTCCAGGTACAGGAACGTTTGACAGGGCAGGTCGCCGACACTATTTGGGGAGGTCTCGGCGCCATGGGGGTGGGTGTCGTCATGCAGGCCCGCCACCTATGCATGGAGTCACGCGGTGTCCAAAAGATCGGCACCGTGACCACCACCACGGCCCTACGCGGCAACTTCAAGGAACGGCCCGAGGTGCGCGCCGAGTTCATGACCCTGGTCGGGGTCGCCATGCAGGGGATCAAAACGATATGAAAAAGATCGACTGGGAAGAGGTCGTGGCTTTCCTAGACAACCAGCCCTACGACCGCGACGACGGGGCGTCCCATCGGCTGGCGGACGCGCTGCGCGCCGGCCTTGCTGAACCTTCACGCGCCGATCCCGACGTCGACTGGGACGCAGTCGTCACCAGGCTGTTCGCCAAGGGCGGCAGCCTCACCTTCAACGTGCCGGAACCTGTCGCCCTTACCCCGCGGCCAATCCAGTACTCCTACAACAGGGCTGGGTCGATCATGCTGCCCCCAGGTGCGCCGTTCGACGGCAAGGAGGTGCTGATCGAGCTCGCGGCCGGCTGGGTGCAGGCGCGCTGGGAGGACGAGAGGTCCTACGAGACCCAGGACGGCAGGGAGACCACGGGCTTCTGCTGGGTATGTCTCGACGATGGTTACACCCAGCAGGAGCTCGACTGCGCGAAGCGCTGGATGCCCATCCCGTCGCCCGCCGAAGGATGATCAAAACCGATGGTGACAAAGAAGACAAAGTTTGCCGTCGATTTGATGATGGACTCGGGCATCTTCAGCGCTTGGAACCGGGGTAAGAGCCTGAACTTGCTCGACTACATCAAATACGTCAAGGACAACAAGCACCTGCTGTGGACCTACGTCAACATGGACGAGATCCCCGGCAAGTTCGGGCAGAAGCGCACCCAGCGCGACGTCGACGAGTCTGCCGAGATCAGCTACTACAACCTGCAGACCATGAAGTCGCACGGCCTGCACCCGATCCCGGTCTTCCACCAAGGGGAGCGCTTCACCTGGCTGGAGCAGCTTCTGAAAGACGGCGAGGACTACATCGGTATCTCGTCGGCGAAGGACCTCAACCGACCCGCGCAGCAGGCCTGGCTGGACCAGGTGTTCTCGATCCTGTGCGACGGGCGCGGGCGGCCCATCATCAAAACCCACGGCTTTGGCATCTCGCGGGTCGCCTTCCTGCTGCGCTATCCCTGGTGGTCGTCCGACTCGACGACCTGGTCGCTGACCCCGGGCTACGGTTCGATCCTGGTCCCACCCTGGGACGGCCGCAAGTTTGACTACAGCCGGTCTGCCTTCCGGTGCGTCACCTCAGGCGTGCAGCAGACAGGTGCGACCCTGCAGAAGCGCCAGTTCGAGGCCCTGGGTCCGCAGCAGCAGGCCGTCGTTCTGCGCTACCTCGCCGAGATCGGGGTGACTCTCGTCGAAGCGCGCTACAGCACCCAGCAGCGCCGGCGATGCGTCCTGCACTACTATCTGCAGCTGCAGAAGCATCTGGATGGTGTCAACTTCCGAGGTCACGGCAAGGCGAAGTCAGAGGGCATGGCTCCCTTCCGCACCAACATCGTCTACGCGACGATGCTCGACAAGGCGTGGGGCCAGCTGATGAACGAGCTCGGGGCGCGCACCCGCCTCCTGTCCTATTGGGAGATGCGCGACCAGCCCAGCGAGGTGCTCGCCCGGTATGTCGAGACAGGCACCCACGGTCCGTGGGTGCCGCGGGCACCGAAGCAATCATGGAAGTCAGAGGCCTACCGGAACTACCGCCGAGCGGCCCTGCACAGGAGAGGTTTGCAGGATGGAGAGGAAATTACTGCTTGAGGCGGCGGAGAGCGTCGCACCAGCACTGTCCGCGACCGACATCATGCCAATCATGCAGTGCCTGTGGTTCTCAGGCGACTCGGTCATGGCCTACAACGACGTGATCGCGCTGCGCGCGCTTCTGCGCACCGACTTCTCCGGCGCCGTCTCAGGCAAGACCCTGCTCGCGCTCCTGCGCGCCTCGCGCGCGAAGGACGTCGAGACGATCGCGGCGGGTGACGCCCTGAAGATCAAGGCCGCGGGTGCGCGCATGACCCTGCCGGTGCAACCGGTCGACCACTTCGTGTTCGAGTTCCCCAAACTGGAGACGGTGCCACCATTGCCGATCGACAACACTGCGTTCTTGCAGGCGCTCGCCGCTTGCATGCAGTCGATCGGCGACGACACGGGGCACCCCGACACGCTCGGCGTGACCCTGATCGCTGGCAAAGACTCGATTACCCTATACTCGACCAACAACCGCACCATGACCCGCGCTGTCCTGCCCGTCAATAAGGGTGCCAAGCTTCACAAGCTGGCCGCACGCTCGGTCCTGCCTGCGCTGTTCTGCGCACAGCTGCTCAAGCTGGCACGCAAGGGTATCAACCTGCAGATCGACGACATTGAGGCGCATCTCACAGCGCCCGACGCCAGCATGTACGGCAAGCTGGTTCAGGTCGACAAGCCCCTCGACTTTGACGGGATATTTGGTCATCACGTGCCTGGTGATTACCGCAAGCGTCTCCGCGAGATCCCGAAACGATTGGCACTCGCGCTTGAACGTGCGACGATCGTCGCCGGCGAGGACAGCAAGACCCTCCTGTCGGTCAAGGAGGGCAAGCTGCGGCTGGTCACCACCACCGATGGTAAGGGCGAGATACGCGACGTGCTGGCCTTCCCCGACCACGAGGATGCCGAGTTCTCGGTCAAACCGAAGGTGCTACGCGCGGCGATCGACGGTCAGGAGAAGATGCTGATCACCAAGCAGTGCGCGGTGCTGGAGCACGGCTCGATCCTGCATCTGGTCGCCGGCCAGGGCTGAGCGGGGGCATGGGGTTCTTTCCCGCAGGGCCTGCCCGGCCGCAGGGTCCGCGCGATCTCGGCGGGATCTCCCTCGCCACCCTTCACAAGGGCGGTTGCAGCATCTGCCCGCTGAACCACCAGCGCGGGCTGCACCATCCGCAGATGAAGCCGCACGGTGCGACAAAGCCCCGCGTCTACATGCTGGGTGAGGCGCCCGGCGAGAAGGAGGATGAGAAGGGTCGGCCCTTCGTCGGGCCCGCTGGCAGCATGCTTCGCCAGCACATGCCCGACAAGTGGCGCGACGACAGGATACGCTGGAACAACGTCGTCCGCACCCGGCCTCCTGACAACCGAGACCCGGCACCTGTGGAGATCGAGTGTTGTAGACCCAGTATCGTAGCCGACGTAGAGGAGGCGGCACCCGAAGCAATATTTGGTTTCGGCAACGTGCCTCTGCACTGGGCGACCAGGCAGACAACTATCTCCAACTGGAACGGACGGCGGATACCCGTGCGGATCGGGAACCACACCTGCTGGTACTTCCCGATGCTGCACCCGTCCTTCATCCTGCACCTGCCCTCGCGGCGGTCGGCGGAAGAGTGGGAGTTCATATTTGCGCTGAACCTGTACCAGGCCTTCGAAGCCGTGGAGGCGGGCCTTCCCAAACCTGTGGTGCACACGCCCGAACGTGCGCTCGCCAACGTCGAGGTCGTGGACGGGTCAGGCGGGGAGGCGGACGTCAAACGTGTCGTTGAACTGATCCGGGGGTTGTACGACGAGAAGACAGCCGGCCTCGACTACGAGACCAAGCGCCTGCGACCGTACTACAACGACTCGCGCATCCTGTCAGTTGGACTGTCCTCGCGCACGTCGACCTTCGCCTTCCCTGTCGACCACCCTGGGGGCTGGAAGAAGACGCGATACCGCGACGCTGTCGTCGACGAGTACAAGCGATTCCTGTACGAGGCGCCCACCATCAAGATCGCACATCAGCTGGCCTTCGAGCACGAATGGTCGGGCTGGACGTTTGGTCGGGACTGCATCCGCAAAGGTTGGGAGGACACCGCGTCACAGGCCTACATCCTGGACGAGCGCCCCGGCCACGGCAAGTGCCATTCCCTCAACTTCCTGTGTGTTCAGTACTTCGGGCTACCGATCAAAGACCTGCACAGGCTCGACAAGGACAATCTGGACAAGGCGCCGATCCGCGACGTGCTGCAGTACAACGCGGTCGACGCGCGGTACTGCCGCTTCCTGCATTTCCCGCAGATGCAGCGTCTGCGCGACGAGTGCCTTGAGGTCGTCTACCGCCGACACATGCGGCGGATCCCGACCATGGTCCTGACCCAGATGAAGGGCATCCCGATCGACCAGGAGGTGGTGGCAGACTTCGACGAGAAGTTCACCAAACAGAAGGCGAAGATCGAGGCAGAGATCGCCGCGATCGACGTCGTGCAGCTGTTCGCGAAAAAGAAGGGTGCGCCGTTCAACCCGGGGTCGAACCCGGACATCATGTACGTGCTCAACAGACTGCTACTACTTGGCGTCGCGAACTGCGACGAGTCGATCCTCAAACCACTCAAGCATCCTTTTGCGAAGACCATCCTGCGGTACCGAAACGTCACCAAGCTACACTCAACCTACGTCAAGTGCCTGATGCTGGGCAGTTCTGATCTGCATCCTGACGGCCTGATCCGCCCGTTCCTGGCAACGACTAAGACACGCACCTGGCGCACCTCATCCGAACAGCCTAACTCACAAAATTTTCCCAAGCGCGAGAATAAAGAACTGCGATCACAAGTCCGCAAGCGCGGCCACAAGGTCGTATCCTTCGACTATGGGCAGATCCAGGCGCGAAACGTGGGGATGGAATCGCGCGACCCAGTGCTGGTCAAAGCTTTCTGGGACCATTACGACATCCATACCGCCTGGACCGAGATCATCGTCAAGTTATACCCCGCTTGGATCAAGGAGGGTGCAAAGACGCTCGCCACCGATCCCAAATTGTTCGAGAAGTACCGCGATCGCACGAAGAACGAGCTGGTGTTTCCCTCGTTCTTTGGTGCACAGGCGACGTCGGTCGCTCGCTACCTTGGGATCCCCGACAACATCGCCAAGGAATTGCACGATCGCTTCTGGGATCGCTTTGGCGGCATCAGAAATTGGCACCGACGCCTGGAGGCGAACTACAAGAAGACAGGCTACGTGACTGGGCACTCGGGTTTCAGACGGCGGGGTCCCATCAGCCCGAACGAGCTGATCAACGCGCCGATCCAGGCGGACGAGTCCCTGATCGTCTGCGACGCCATGGCACGCCTGTCGGAGCTCGGACCGGAGGAGTACCAGGCCAATATGGAGATCCACGACGATCTCACCTTCATATGGCCGACAGAGAAGGTTGACGAGTACTCCGAGGTCGTGATCCGCGAGATGCTGCGGATCGAGTATGATTGGATTAACGTGCCGCTGGTCGTCGACCGCAGCATCGGCGACGACTGGGCCTTCAAGGAAGGTGCGGGTCGGTTCGAGACGAAGCGCGACGGTTCGTACTACGAGATCAAGAAATGAGGTCAAGGTGACTATCGGGTTCGCAGACTTTGTCGGATTCCTCGCGCGCGAGATGACCAAGGGCGTCACCGCGGGGACGGCGCTCCGGCGGGCCGTGATCCACTTCCTGCCCCGCGGGCCTGCGGACAGGCCTGATCAGGGCCTCGCTGTCCTGCTGTCCCTGATCCAGGCGGAGATGCTGAAGGGCAAGAAGCCCTGCCAGGCCCTGCGCGTCGCCATTGAAAAGCTGGACTGGCAAATACGCGATGGGGCGAAGCGGCAAACCCGGGCGTGCATCCGAGGTCGCAACGAAGAACACAAAATAGCGCGTGATCGACTTCCCGACAACCTGCTGGACGACCTAGATGAGGAGATCCCGTTTTGAAGAACAACAGGGTTCTTCCGAGACGTCCACGCCAGCCGCGTTACATGCCGGACTGGTCCGACGACAAGGTGGCACGCGAGGTCCTGCTCGACACCTACATCAACAAGGCACGTAAGGAGTTCAAGGCCGCGCGCCGCCGTATCACCGAGGTGCTCTCCGCGGAAGGGGATCCACCGTCACCGATCGAGATGCGGCGCATGGAGTTCGACGCCGTCGTCAAGATCGCCGAAGCCCTGGGAGTGAAATTACTCTGATGTCCCTTATCACCAAGCATCGCCCACGCAACTTCTCCGAGGTCGTCGGCCAGGAGACGGCTGTCAAGGTTCTGGAGGGCCTGGTTAAACGCGGGGAGGCGCACGCCTTCCTCCTGTCGGGGCCCGCAGGCACCGGCAAGACCTCCCTCGCGCGGATCGTCGCGCGCGCTCTCGGCATCCTCGACAAGGACATGCTCACGATCGCGGCGGCCGTCAAAACAGGCGTCGGTGACATGCGCGACGTGCTGGAGCTGACGCTCTACGCACCGCTCGGTAAGGGCAGCGGGCGCGCGATCATCCTCGACGAGGCGCACCGCTTGTCGGCCAACGCGTGGGACTCGCTACTGCTCGCGATCGAGGAACCGCAGAAGCATGTATACTGGTTCCTGTGCACCACCGACCCGCGCAAGATACCGGCGACCATCAAGCAGCGCTGTGCAGACATCAGCCTCAAGCCCGTTCCTGACAAGGTGCTGGGTACGCTGTACGACCGGGTGTGCAAGGTCGAGAAGATCAACTTGCCAGGTGACGTCGGCGACCTGATCATCCGCGAAGCCAACGGCTCACCGCGGCAGATGCTGGCGAACCTGGACGTGTGCCGCGATGTCAGCAGTCTGAAGGACGCGGCAAATCAGCTCAAGAAGGTACTCGACACCGAGCCTGTGATCGAGCTCGCGCGGTTCCTGCTGAACGGGGGTGGCTCGTGGGCGAAGGTCGCCGCGATCCTGGTCAAGCTGAAGGAGGAGCCCCCGGAGTCGGTTCGCATCGTCGTTGTGAACTACATCGCCGGCTGCATCAGGAACGCCAAGGCTGAGAAGGAGGTCTGCCACCTGCTCAGCGTGCTGGAAGCGTTCGCGACACCCTACAACCCGGCCGAGGGGCAGGCACCCCTCCTGCTGTCGGTGGGCAGGGTATTGTATTCAGGAAATTGACAGGCCGCGAGGGAAAGGGACCGATGAAACGAACACCACCGGAAAGAGCTCCCGCGAAGTCCGCGCCTGAAAAGCGCGAACGCGCACCACCCGCAACCAACCCGGTCGACGATGAGCTCTACAGCGAGCTCGAGCTGGCGCTGCGGATCGACGAGAACGCGCTCGACGAGGCCGAGATCAGGCAGGTCGACTGCTACCATGAGGCGAGTAAGCAGCTCAAGTTCCTGATCTCGCGCAGGGACGCGGCGAAGCAGCATCTCGCCGAGGCGGAGGCCGAGGCCTACCTACACGTCAAGTCTTTCCTGGAGAAGGCTGAGGCGGACGGCAAGAAGAAGGCGACCGAGAACGAGATCAAGGCCCACGTCGTACAGGACCGGCAGGTACGCGAAGCGAACGCCACGCTGCTCGCGCTCTCTGAGCAGGTCGGTAAGTGGCAGGCGCTGGTGTCCTCCTTCGAGCAGCGCTCCTACGCGCTAAAGGATCTGGCGGCCCTATGGATCGCCGGTTACAACGGCGCCCGCGCGCCGCTGGTTCGCGACGTCAACAGGGAGGCGCTTGCCGCCGAGCGAAGGAGGCGCTCGTGACCGAAAGCCTGATCGCGGGGGCGGCGCTAGTGCTGACCGCCGCCTTGTTCACGGCAGCTACCATCAACTACTACTTCCACTGCAAGCTGGGGTTCCACAGGCAGCTCATGCGTGATGCCGCGCACCCCGCAACACAAAGGAGCGACATCGGATGATCATGCGAGCTGAGAAGAAGCGGGGCGCGTCAGGCCGAAGGCCCGGGAAGGGTTTCAAGTACAAGCCGCGGAACGCCGAGGCCGTCAAGGCGCGGGCCGAGCAGTCCGGCGGCCGGTTCGACTCGGCGTTCAAGTCGAGCTTGGATCTGTGGCGCCCCAAGGAGGGCGACAACCTGGTGCGTATCCTGCCCCCGACCTGGGACAGCGATCACTACGGCCTCGATATCTGGGTGCACAAGTTCATCGGTGCCGACAACGGTACCTACCTGTGCAACGAGAAGATGGTCAACAAACCGTGCAAGGTCTGCAACGCCATGCGCGAGGCCAAGGCCGAGGGCGAGGCAGACGAGGTGAAGGCGCTGACGCCGGCCCGGCAGGTCGTCTACTGGATCCGCGATCGCGACGACGACGCCAACCCACCGAACCCGCAGCTGTTCGCTGTGTCCTGGCAGGCCGACAAGGACATCGCAAAGGAGTGCCACGACAACCGCACCGGCAAGCTGCTGCTGATCGACCATCCCGACGACGGCTACGATCTACGCATCTTCCGCGAGGGCAAGGGGCTGCGCACCCGCTACAAATACAGCGTAGCGCGCGACAACTCGCCGATCGACGACGATGCCGAGGTGCAGGACAACATCCTCGCTTTCATCACCGACAACCCGCTGCCGTCCTGCCTGCACTACTACAGCAGCGAGCACATCCAGCGCGCGCTGGAAGGTGTCGGCGGCGAGAAGGACGAGGAACTCGACGAGCGACCGGACCGCACCAAGCGGCGCCCGGCAGACGAGGAGGACGACGAGGACGGGGGCAAAAAGAAACCGGCACGCGGGCGATCCAGCGAGGATGAGGACGAGCGTCCGCGTCGTACCAAGCCTGCGCGCGACGAGGATGAAGACGAGGACCCCGAGGACGAGGAAGAGCAGGACGAGGAGGACAACGACGCCGAGGCCGAGGAGGCCGGTAGCGACGAGGACGATGACGATGCCGATCCTGAGGATGAGGAAGCCGGCGAAGACGCTGACGAAGACGAAGCCAGCGACGACGAGGACGAGGATCCTGAGGACGAGGAGGAACAGGCACCCCGCAAGAGGCCGGCCGCCGCGAAGCCGTCCCGCGAGCCTGAGAAGCCGCGCAAGTCGGGCACGACCCGGGTGCAGCCGCGGGAACCGGCGAAGACCTCCAGGGTCGCAGGCAAGACCCAGCGTACCGGCAGCGGCAGGAAGCAATACGACCGGGACTAGCCTTTGCCATGTATTGGCGCAAAATACCTGGGTACGGGCTGTACGAGGTGTCCAGTTTCGGCGAAGTTCGTCGGGCATTGGATTCCCCCAGAGGTCATGGCACGTACCCAGGGCGCCCCTGCAAACAAGCAAAGTCAGCTGCCGGTCGAGCTAACTTCACCTTGGTGAATGATCTTGGTCAGTGGAAACGCGGAATTTTGGCTAGTACTTTAGTCGCCTTAGCCTTTATTGGTCCGCGACCTTCCCCCAAGCATGGGGTACTCCACAAGGATGATGATAGAGGCAATGACCATATCGGCAACCTGTACTAGGGTACCCACAGTGACAATGGAAAGGATGCCGTCAAGAATGGGCGCATCCCTACTGGCCGTCAGCACCACCTGTGGAAACACGGGCGGAATTGCAAGAAGCGAGACTAGGCGACCTGTTGCAGGAATGCAACAGGTCTGGGCCGCGTCGTAGGAGAGGGCAGGGGTGCCGTGAACGGTTTTCCGGCACCCCCCACCGCAGGGAGGCCCAAAAACCGCCCCAGCAGCTCCCGCAGATGCATTTTCAGGCGTGATTAGGCAAGGAGTAGCAGCGATGGCGCAGCGGGTGCGCGCGAACGCGAAGGAACGGGCAGCGGGAGGTGGGAACTACTTCTCGCTGGCCCGACAGGATGTCGAGTTCATCCCGACAGGATCCAAGCTGCTCGATCTGGCCTTGGGCGGTGGGTGGGCCGAAAGGCGTATCGCCAACATCATCGGCGACAAGTCGAGCGGGAAAACCTTATTGTGTATCGAGGCCGCGGCGAACTTCGCGCGCAAGTACGCGAAGGGTGAGATCAGGTATCGGGAGACCGAGGCGGCCTTTCTGCCAGAGTACGCCGGTGCGCTCGGCATGCCCCTATCGCGGGTCGACTTCGGTGACCCACAGAAGCCTCTGGAGACGGTCGAGGACCTGTTCGAGGACCTCACCGCGATCGTCAAGGTGGCGAAGCGACCGACTCTGTACATCCTCGACTCGCTTGACGCCTTGTCGGACCGCGCAGAGATGGAGCGCGACTTCGACGAGGGTTCCTACGGGACCCAGAAGGCGAAATACATGTCCAAGATGTTCCGCATGCTGATACGCCAGCTCGCCGTCAAGAACGTGACGATCCTGGTCGTCTCACAGATCAGATCGAAGATCGGGGTCACCTACGGCGAGCAGACAACGCGCACCGGCGGTCGGGCGCTGGACTTCTACTGCTCCCAGGTGCTGTCGCTCGCGCAGACCGGCAAGGACGTGCGGACGGTCGGTGGCATCAAGCGGGTTGTCGGGGTCGACGTGCTGGGTCGGGTGAAGAAGAATAAGATCGGCCTGTCGTTCCGCGAGGCGGAGTTCAACATCTCCTTCGGTTACGGCATCGAAGACGTTGCCTCGTGTGTCGCCTGGCTGAAGCAGGCGAAGGCCCTTAACCGCATCGGGGTTGACGGGCGAAAGGATGCCGACAAGGAGTACCTACACGCGCTGCAAAAGAAGCCCGACAAGGAGTTCTGGGCCGAGGTCGCGAACCTGCACAAGGCCGTCGATGCACGCTGGCGCGAGATCGACGCCTCCTTCCTGCCGACGAGGCGAAAGTATGGACAAGAGCAGGCGTAGAAAGCATCGGGTGGTACTCGAGATCACCATGGCCCGCGAGTGCGGACTCGTCGAGGCGATGCAAGCGCTGACCCACGCCCTCGAGCAGGGTGACTTTCGCTCCTGGGGCATCGACAAGGCGCTTCCGCTCGACTACCGCAAGACCCTGACCAAGGTCGCCGGCTACGACAAGCAGTATCTGATCGACAACATCGAGGCGGCGATCGACACGCTGCGTGATGCTCGCACGCAGCTGGTGCGAACGGAGCCGCGGCCATGAGGCGGCCTCGGCCCATGCAGTTAGCGCCCAATAATCGCGCGCACCCGCTGCTGATCACCAGGCACATCCTCGACAAGGTCGACACGGTCGGTCTCTTACGACGTGCTGATCAGGGTCATCAGCGATGGGTCGAGCGCTGGCGCATGACGCTGCGTGCCGACATAGCGCGGCGGAGCAAACCGAGGAGGCGGCACACATGAGCAGGGACGAGACCATTCATTTGATCGCGCTCGCACTGTCGACTCACAGCGTGCAGGTAAGCCTTGATCGCCTGGGCATCGGGTATTCCCTGAACCAGGTCGCGGCGACCATCGCCAACCAGGTGGCTGCACATCTCGGTGAGGCTGAGGCCGTGTACGAGAGCCTGCACCAGGTCGAGGAGGCGCAGCGTACAGGCTCCTTCCCGGTGATGCACTTCGCGCGGGACTACGGTGTCGACTATGGGGATGTGCTGATCATGTTCGCGTACTACCTCCGAACAGACAGGTTTTACAGAATACGCAAGGCAGAGTTCAAGCGGCAGGAGTTCCTTGCGTCAAAGCGTCTGATGGATCATGATCCCGGTATATGCCACGAGATCGAGGTGCTGGCACAGGCCGAGCGAGAGCGACGAGAGAAGGTCATTTGATGGCAAAGAAGGCGGCGACGCGCGTCAAGAAGCGATCGCGCAGCAAGCAAAAAGGCGGCCAGTTCGAGCGTGACACTTGCGTCAAGCTCTCCCACTGGCTCACCGGTGGCAAGAACAAGGACGTGTTCTGGCGAAGCGCCATGTCGGGTGGTCGCGCCACCGTCACACGACGCACAGGGCAGGCCGTGCGACAGGCCGGCGACATCTGCGCGGTAGCGGCCGAGGGTCATGTGCTGACCGATCGATGGTTCGTCGAGCTCAAGCACTACCGCGACCTGCAACTGGACCGCTTTCTTCTGCAGGGAACCGGCATCCTCACGCGGTTCTGGGACAAGGCACGCGAGGAGGCGCGATCGCACGACAAGATGCCGGTCCTGATCGTCAGGCAGAACGGCTGGCCGGAACTGCTGATCATGCCTGACACCGCGATGATCGCCGCGGCCCCGCCGCGCGTTGCCATCTTGGGACGGGGGTCGTGCCGGGTGTGGATCCTCGCTGACTTCCTGCGGCGGGTCGCCATGTGCGCCGCATGTGGTACGCTGGTGGCGCGGCGGGTCACCGGTCGCGGTATGCACAGATGTGCATCGTGCGCCAAGGTACAAGATGGGATCTGAGAGATGCGCAGGTTACGGCATCTGAAGCGTGGGAGTTACTACAACGAGGTGGCGCGCGGCACCCTGCAGGCCTCGGATCTGCAGCTGCTGCGTGATCAGGCCCCGGTCGCCATCTACCGGGCCGACGACGGATCGTGGCACGTGCGGGCCGCCGCCGAGTTCGACGACGGGCGTTACGAGGTGATGCCGGTGATCGTCCGCCACGTGGACGAAAGTAGACTATGGGCGTACCTGCGCCTGGGCTGGCACGCCGAGTATGTTGGAGAGAGAGGCCCGGGCAGCACCTACATGGTGTCCTGGATGCGGGCCGGGGACCCTGTCGAACCCGAGGAGGTCAAGCATGGTGGCACGAGTCAGGCCGGCGAACAGGGCGCCCCGACAGGCACCCCCACCTGAACTGCGGGTGACCATCCGCTTCCGGCGCTACGCCAGCACCGGGCCGCGCTACAGCGCGGTGATCACATCCGGCGATCGACACGTCGGAGACGTCGAATCCTCTCGGGTACCCTTCTGCGACGGCGCGCGGGTGGCGAAGGCGACCGGCCTGTTCCCAGACAGCACCCGGATCGTCATGGTGCGCGAGAACAGCGACGTTGTCGCGCTGCACGGCGAGCTCGGCAGGGTCGCGGGGCTGACCGTGTCGGAGAACGTGGTGCACCGTTTCGTGCCCTACCAGGCACGCCCCGCTACCGAGGAGGACGAGGAATGAGCGCCAGCGCAGGTTCGGCGTTGCCGGCCCGCCCTGTCCTCCTCGGTACAAACTTGCCGCATGAGGTTTGGTGCACCCAAGGACAAGGCGGTACCTGCATCGCGGCCTTCGCTTCAAAGAAGGATGCTCGCGCTTTTCTGGATACTTGTGTTGCCAGGGGTGATGCCAGTTACGGGATAAGAACCAGGGAGAAGCTCTGGTGAGTAAACAAGTGGTACTGCGCCCGATTCTCCTCGGTATGAACAACCCGATCTCGGAGAACCCCGAGCACGCGCTCTACCCGCACCCGCCGAACTGCGCCGGCTGGCGGCTGTGGAAGATGCTGCAGGTCGGGCTCGGTGAACCAGTCGCCGCCGCTGCCTACCGCCGCGTGTTCGAGCGGCGCAACCTGCTTGAGGGTCGGAACTGGTCGGTAAAGGCGGCGCGTGCGCAGGCGCCTTTCCTGCTGAAGCAGCTCCGCGGCCGGCAGGTTGTAGTACTCGGCGCGCAGACCTGGGATTGTCTCACAGACTCCTGCCTACGGCCGGGACCGGCCCAGATCTGGATCAAACTAGCTGAGACCGGTTTGCCCACCACGCTGTACTATCTGCCCCACCCGTCAGGCCGCGACCGCTGGTACAACGACCCGCAGAACTACGACCTCGCGGCCGACCTTCTCGCGAAGTTGTACTGCGATTACACAGAGAGCCGGGTACCAACATGACCGCTTCCGACAAAGATCAGATCAGGTGCGACACCTGCGATCAATGGGTCCACAAGGACAAGATCGCCGACTGCCAGCTGACGCCCTGCGGACTACGGCCCCGTCTCGATCGGTGGTGGACCGATGATAAAACCACCTGAGGTTACGAAGCACCCGCAGACCGGCGCGATGCTACCGACAGGTGATACCGAGATGGTTCACGACCTGCTGCAGTCTATTCTGCGGACGGCAAAGGTCGGTTCAGACCTCGCCGTGGAGGTGCTGCAGCTGAAGGATACCGTCGCTGACCTGGAGAAACGCAACGCGGATCTGAATGCAGAGTGCCTGGCCGGCATGACAGAGATCAGCCGACTCCGCGCGGAGAATATGACGGCAGAGGCTCATGCCGCCGAGCTTACCCGCGCACTGCGCAAGATCAGAGCGCGCACGTACAGTTCAGATCGTTCCTGCCCCCTGACCGCCTTCGCCATCGCGGAGATCAGCGACACCGCAGCGATAGTCGCGGAAATCGACACTCAGGACTGAGGCTATGCTCGTGTACATCGGATGGCTGATTGGTTTCCCGATCCTGACGATCATGTTAATCCTCGCCAAAGTGATACCTAACGAATTTGGCCTGCTCGCGTTTCCGATTTGGTGGCTCGGCGGGATACTGATTGAGGCTGCCAAGAACAAAGAACTGCTTGCTACCTTGTGCATGGGGGCAGTCATAGTCAGCGCGTTCGCCGTGCTGTTTGGGGAAACTTACCTGTGGACGGAGATCATACAGGTACCAGCATGGCTGTTGTTCTTGCTGATGCTGTCGCTCGCGCCGCGTTGGGGGTTCACTCTAATCGGCATTCAGCATCTTTGTTTGGTAATAAGTAGGAGACGGAACACATGACCATCACGGCGAAGATCATCGCGGCATCCGCCCACCCGCACGGCGGCCCGCCGCTCTACACTCTGCAGCTCCGTTACCCCAAATTTATCCATGGTGAGGGGAAAACGCACCGCCTGATCCGGATCGCGGACAGGGCCTACGAACTGCTGCAGGAGGTCGGGTTTATGGACGACCCGGACCTTTCGCGCAACGCCTCGTCGTCCCGCGCGATCCCGGTCGAACGCATGATCCAGGACGTGATGGATGACCCAGTCATCCCGATGCACTGGGGCAAGAACCAGCCCGGCATGCAGGCGCGCGAGGAACACAACGCACCTGTCATGATGCCGATGCCTGACATCGATGATCAGACGCATATGTGCTGCGACCGCCTGCATGCATGGCTGCGCGCGCGGGATCAAATGATCGGAGCTGCGCGCGCCTTTGCCAAGGCCGGCTATGCCAAGCAGTTCGTCAATCGCCTGCTGGAACCGTGGCTGCACATCAACGTGGTCGTGACCGCGACCGAGTGGTCCAACTTCTTCGCGCTGCGCTGCCACCCCGACGCGCAGCCCGAGATGCGCGCGCTCGCCGAGTCCGTGCGGGAGGCGATCGCACTTGCGACTCCGCGGGTGCTGCAGCCCGGCGAATGGCATCTGCCATATGTATCCGCAGAAGACGAGCATCGGATTGACGAGTTCGCAGCAGGCGAAGAGGTGGCGGACGTCTATTCGCATGTCAGTGTTGACGAACGTTTGATCAAATTGTCGGTGGCCCGCTGCGCGCGCGTCTCCTACCTGACCCAGGATGGCAAGGTCCCGGCGATCGAGCAGGACCTCGCGCTCTATGACCGGCTGGTAGCTTCTGTCCCGCTTCACGCTTCGCCGTGTGAGCACCAGGCGACGCCTGATACGCAGGAGTGGGTCGACGCGGCTTGCACCAGAACTACTTGGGAGTATCCGCAGCTCCATGGCAATCTGCGCGGGTGGCGCCAATTTCGCAAGACGCTGCCCGGTGAGTGCCAGTGAACCGTGAGGACCCGGAGACGCGGGAGATCAAGGAAGCGCGGCTGACTGAGTTCCGCCGTCAGTTCAGCGCGCGGGAGATCTCGCTGCACCTGTTCCGCGCCCGCCTTCACATGCTGGGCCTGCGCGGGCAGGCGATCCAGAACGAGGTGTTCGCCAACTGGCCGCCGGCCGTCAAAAAGAGGAGCTGATAAAATGATCACGTTTACCCAGTATCTGCTACCCGACGGACAAAAGCAGGAGGTCACGGTCGAGCGGCCCCCGGAGATCGAGGCGTTGGCGAAGCGCTTCGTCGACGCCGGGGGCAGGTACGAGGCTGAGATCCTCACAACCGGGCAGGTGTCGTTAACCGCCGTCTACTCGGTCGACGGCGAACCGCAAGATGTGATCATCAAGATCGGAGCCAACGGGCACGGCCTGCTCGACATGACCGACGACCTGATCCGCAGGTCCGTGGACTATCTAGACGGCAACGTCGACCCGACCTAAAGGAAGGGTATGTCAAGAGGAACGGACTGATGCGGAGGTTTACGTTCGTGACCACGATACCAGATCGCTGGAAAAGGATCCTGGGAGCCGTTCAATCGGCGACACCAGAGGCGCTGCTCGCCGGTGGCGCCCTGCGTGACCGCGTCATGGGGCGGGAACCCAAGGATCTCGACATCTTCGTGCCGTACAACAGCGTGCAGCCCGAGGTCGTCGAGAAGATGGACGCCGCGCTCGCCAAGCTGGGCTACCGCTACCTGGAGCCACCCGAGGTCGAGGAGGGTGCTTCGTCCGAGCTACCGGACGACGCCGTGATGAAAGAGGAGTACCACTACACCTCAGAGCATCCCGACGACCTGCCGATCAACATGATCGAGGTCGGTAAGGATTGGACGCCGAAGAAGCGTCTGTACCACTTCGACTTCGGTCTGTGCCAGATCGGCTACGACGGCGACCGGCCGATCGTGACCGACGCCTTCCAGCACGACAAGGACTTCGAGTGCTTCACCCTGTTGCATGCGCCGACCTGGCGCATCTTCTATCAGTCGCTGAAGCGCTACCGGCGCTTCCTGGCGAAGTACCCAAAATTTCCGCTGGTGATCAAACCTGACCTGGTGTGGCCAAAGCCGGATTGAAAAAGGGAGCAAGCGAATGGTGCGGGTTCGACCCATGATCAGGACGACGGTCGGCCGGGTTCGTTTGTGGACCGTGGACAACATGAACTGGGTGATGGCGCCCAAGTCTGTCGAGGTTGGTGGGACGGTCGTGTGGGCCGGCAGGACCTACAAGGTTGTACGCGCCGCGGACGGTACTCGCCGCGTGCGAGAGATTCGCGGTAGGGAGGCGTAATGTGACCTACAAGGGGCGTACCGACACGATCGAGGTCCGGCGGCGCAAGCGGGCGGCGATCAACAAGCGGAACGGGCACGAGCCTGGTTACGCAGAGGAGGCCCTCGACCTGTACCTGTCGGGTGAGCACATGGCCGAGATCGCGGAGGCCTTTGACATCGGCATCAAGACCATGCGGATCAGCATCGCGCATGCCGCCTTGTGGCGCCTGCTCGAGGCAGGTGGTGCCAGTACTCCGCGCGACATGTCAACAGAGCAGGTGGCGAAGAGCTCCGCGCTGATGCGGGAGGTGATCGCGCTGCGCGCTGAGTGCACAGCGCTGAAGCTACGCCTCGAACTGCGCACCGTTGGTGCACAGGCCTGATCCACAATGATCCCGCCGGCCTGGATCGCCCTGCACATCGGCTGGATCACGATACTGCTGGTCGGAGGAGTTTCCATCGAGATTGGTCGACCTGTGCCGGCCTGGATGATTGTACACCTCGCCTCCTGGGCGGCGGTGATAGTAGGGATCGCCGCACTGATCAGCGCGAGGAAGGGGTGACCAAAGATGCTCTCCATTTTTATCTGCCACTTCCTTCCCGGAGCACGTCGGCGTCGGCGGGCGGCAGCGGAGGCTTCAGTACTCGCCGTGATCGAGGCGAGTCCTGGTGGACTCAGCGCCATGCAAATCCAGGAAGCAACAGGCATCGGAACGGGCATGCTCTACCTAGTACTCGACGAGCTCGAGGAAAGTGGCAAGATCAGCGGAGTATGGATGGACGAACCGTACCCCCGGCGACGGATCTACGTGAAAAGGTGATCAAAGATGCGACAGGCAATCGTCATAGCCGAGATCATGTCGGGCGGTCAGACGGGTGTCGACCAGGCGTTCCTGCGCGCGGCCGCTGCCTGCCGCATCCCGACGAGGGGCTGGATGCCTCGCGGGTACCTGACAGAGGACGGCCCGCGACCCGATCTCGCGCGACGGTTCTGCCTGGAGGAGCACCTCTCCGACAAGTACCCACCACGGACAGCGAAGAACATCCACGAGTCGGACGTCACCCTGCTGATCGCCCCGTACAGGTTCGGGCCCGGCAGCAAGTTGACGATGACGATGTGCGAGTCCATGAAGAAGCCCTGCTACCACATCGCCTCAGATTCCCTACACTCCCACTATACCGACGCGCGCTTCTATGCTGTTATAAGCTGGCTCAAGAAGGCAGCGGCGCTCAAGGGCGCGCTGACCGTCAACGGTGCTGGTTCACGCGAGTCAAGTCAGCCGGGCATCGGTGTCGCGGCCGAGAAGTTCCTGATCGCCCTGTTCAGGTACCTTGACGGGAAGCCGATATGACCGTCCTCATCGCCGCCGACCTTCACCTCAGTGACCTGCCTCGTGACGAGTACCGCCACGTCTGGCAAGAGTGGCTCCGCGCGCAGGTGAAGCACCACCGAGTCACGCGTGTGCTGATTCTCGGCGACCTTACCGAACAGAAGGGGCGCCATTCAGCGCAGCTGGTCAACCGGATCGTTGACCACATGGCGCGACTGGCGGCCATGTGCCCTGTCACCTTCCTGCGCGGCAACCACGACGGGTTCTCGCCTGACAACCCGTTCTTCGGGTTCCTGCGCGAGATCGAGAACATCGACTGGATCAACGATCCGTCCAGTGCCGACTACCCAGAGCTCGGCCGGTGCCTGTTCCTGCCGCATAGTTCGCGCCCTGAGATCGATTGGGTAACCGCGCTGGAGGCAGCCTATCCGCCACGGTGGGTGTTCGCCCACGCGACATTCGCCGGTGCCAAGGGTGAGTCGGGGAGGGAGCTTCACGGCGTGGCGCAGGAGCCACTGCACCGTTTCCGGGCACCCATCATCGCGGGGGACGTGCACGTGCCGCAGGTCATCGGCAAGGTCCAGTATGTCGGTGCCCCGTACACCATCGACTTCGGCGACGCCTACCGCGGTCAGGTGCTGCTGGTCGAAGGCGACCGGCCGAAGGACAAGCCGCGGCAGCTGATCTACAACGGTCCGCAGAAGATGCTGGTGGACTCGGAGCTGCTCCTATCAGGCAACATCGGGGCCCCTCAGTACGCCGGCTGGGTCGTCAAGGCACGGGTGCATCTGCGGGCCGTCGACCGCGATAGGTTTCCTGACATCCGACGCAGGCTGGTTGAACGCGCAGGGGAACTCGGCCTCGAACTGCATTCCGTCGAACCTGTGATCGCGGCACCCGACAGGCCGCCGGCCGGCACCCCGGTACCGCGCGCGCGAAAGCGCGACGACGAACGCCTGATCGCCGAGTATGCACAGCGTAGGGGCCTGCCCGCAGCGACGCTGAAGACGGGCCTGCGGATCGCAAAGGAGACGTCATGAAGTTGTCAGTACTAATGGTTCTCGCGGCGGTCACCGGAGGTGTGGACGAGCCCGCACTAACCTGCGACCAGCGATTGATGATACTGCACGAAAACTCTGTCAGGCTGGCGACGCGTTCCTTCCTGTTCGGCCACGCCTGCGCCAGGAGTGGAGAGTCTGTCAAGGTCTGCTCGGAGCAATTCCTCGCTGCGACGAGCAGCTTACCGTGAGAACCCGCTTCTTCAGGAGGATAAAACTGTGCTCGCCCTTGAAATCATCGGCGCTTTGGTCATTGCCGTGCTTATTGGACTCGGCGTGACGAAGTATCTCGAACGTCGCAACCACCAACTCAACCGAAGGAAATAAGCTCATGCCCCCACGTGCCTCACAAGACGGTTACACCGCTGCTGGCCCGATCGCCATCGGCGCAGGTGCGGCCGCGTTTATTGTCGCAATGATGGTCATCTTCGGCTCCTGGTACACCATCGATCAGACCCAGCGCGGTGTGCTACTGCGCAACGGCGCCTTCGTCGAGGTCGTCCAGCCCGGCCTGCACTTCAAGTTGCCTTGGTTCGAAAACGTCGTGAAGATCGACATGCAGACGCACACCACGACCTACGACAAGATGGAGGCGTACTCAGCCGATCAGCAGCCGGCGCACCTGCGCGTGTCCGTTACCCGGCACGTCGCGGCCGACAAGGTCCCGGAGATGTACTCGCGTTTTGCCGGTGACACCGACGCCGCTGTGCAGCGCCTCATCGCCCCGCACGTCTACGAGCGCACCAAGGTCGTGTTCGGCCAGTACACAGCCGCCCGCGCGATCTCCAGTCGCGGCCAGCTCAACGCCGACGCGGCCAAGAGCTTGATCGAGGCCATCGCCTACGATCCGGTCTTCGTCATCGAGTCCACCCAGATCGAAGACATCACCTTCAGCGGCGACTACATCAAGTCCGTGGAGAGTCGCATGCAGGCCGAGGTGGAGGTGCTGCGCCTGCGGCAGAATCTGGAGCGCGAGAAGGTGCAGGCTGACATCGCTGTGACGCAGGCGACCGGCCGCGCTAACTCGGTGCGGGCCGAAGCCCAGGCACAGGCAGATGCGATCACACTCCGGGGCAATGCGGAGGCAACAGCAATTCGCGCGCGTGGTGCAGCGTTAGGGGACAATCCCAACCTTGTTTCCCTCACGCAGGCTGAACGGTGGAATGGTGTACTGCCGACCACCATGCTTCCACAAGGCTCGGTGCCTATGCTCACGCTGGGGCGCTGATTGCTCCTTAAAAGGAACAAAACCCAGTGCACATGCCGTAAATGCCGGGCATGCGCATCGGACCAAAAACCGGGGTTGACATGACGACACTGCGGCCAGAGGTACGCTGCGTCGGCGCGACCGACGCCTGCGGTCAGGTCAGCGGCGTCTGTCCCTGCTGCGAGCTTGTCAATGCGCGGCCTCCGAAGCGCTGGCGCTCTCCGCGGGTGTGTCCTCGCTGCGGAGATCGCTGCACCAAGATCTTCCATCTGAGCACCGGCAAGTACGAGTGCCAGATCTGCGACCACAGATACGACCCGCCGGAGAGACGCGCATGATCAGGACCATCATCGTCCATCCGGATATGGGGATCTACCTGGGCAGCTGCATGGGCATGGGATTCTTCTCATTGCTCGACGCGGTAGGGCAGGACCGCGCAGTTGTGTTCCTCGACGAGCCCCAGGCGCGCGACCACGTGGCGCACCGGGAAAATAACAACGATCCTGATGCGTACCAGTACAAACAGGTAAACGTCAAAGACGACTACTACGCCGACCCGAATGAACTGCTGTCGGCCGGATTACCTGAGATGTTCGTCTTACCTTTGATGACCCCGGAGGGCCACGCATGACCAACACCCTCATGATCCCCGCGAGCGCACTGCTCGCGCTGCTGGAGCAGTACCCCGACGTCAAGATTGAACTCGTCAAGAATGCCACCCTCCAGGTGGCGGAGGCGCTGCGCAAGCGCATCGATCGATCGGAGCTGTCCAAGGAGATCGTCGAAGACATCCGCGCGCAGCTCGCCGGCAACTTCTCGCGCTACAACCTGCCCAAGACCCTGCTCGCTGTGATCGACGATGCGGCGAAGCACGCCGTCGACGAGAAGATCAACAGCAAGGTCACGGAGGAAGCGCGCAAACTGCTCGATGAGACTGTCAAACGACAGCTGGAAGCTTGGCGTCGTCAGATCGACATCGAGGTGCGTGTGAAGGTCACCGAGGCCGCCGAGAAGCAGGTCAGCGCGATGCTCGCCGCGGCGGCCAAGATCGGGCGGGGCGCGCGGTGATACTGTCGCTCGACCGGCTCGAGATCTCCTGCTTCAAGTCGTTCGGTGCGCCGGCGACGTTCGACCTGCGCGTGCTCGAACCTGGGCTGCACCTGCTCGCGGGGGAGACTGGCGACGCGGCGATGGGTTCGAACGGCGCAGGCAAGAGCACCGTCTGGGATGCGTTGTGCTGGTGCCTGTACGGCATCACCCCGCGGGGGCTGCGCGGACCACAGATCAGGCCGTGGGTGGGGGAGGGGCAGACGAAGGTCGCGCTGACCTGGCGTGCGGACAACAAGACGCGCACCTGCACACGCACCGCGACACCGAACAGTCTGCGGCTTGACGACGTCGACGCCGGGCAGGAAGACGTCACCCGCGCCTTCGGCCTGTCCCAGCCGGTGCTGCTGCACACGCTACTGTTCGGGCAGGCGCAGCCGCTGTTCCTCGACCTCGAACCGCGTCGCAAGATGGAGATCCTGTCAGAGGTGCTGGAGCTCGAGCGCTGGGACAGGCGCGCGCAGGCCGCCTCCGACAAAGCGAAGCGCTGGCGCCTACGCACCGAACAGTCAAATATCGAGGCGGCGTCAGCGCTGGAGCAGGAGGAGCGCCTGCGTGAGATGCTGGCGCGCGCGAAGACAGACTCGGCGGACTGGGAGGAGGTCAGAAGGGCGAAGCGCGAGAAGCGCGCGGCCATGATCACCGAGCTGCAGCAGGTGCTCGAGGTACAGGGGAAGCGCCAGGCCGACGCCGAGCTCGCACTGGACGGCGCTGAGACGGAGCGGCGGGCCTGCGCACGCGAGGTCGACCAGATGATCGACTGCATACAGGGTCGGCGCGTCGAGTACAACGGTATCAAGGTCGAGCGCGAGGTGGCGGATCGCGAGGTCGTGCGGCTGCGCGGCAACCTGAAAAAAATGCAGGCGGGTCGCTGCCCGGAGTGCGGTCAGAACATCGCGGCGGGACACCGAGCGAAGCATGAGAAGGCGCTCACCGCGGCGAAGAAGAACGCGCAGAAGCTGGCGGGACCACTTGCTGAGTGCGGGGAGGAGCTCGTAGAACTGGAGGCAAAGCGTACGCGCGCAGCACAGGCGGCGTCCGAGTTCTCGCGCAAGGCTGACAGGGCACGGGACGACCTCGATCTGATACAACGCGAGGTCGCCACAGCGCAAGCGCAGTTGAACGCGCTAGAGGGGGAGGAGGTCGAGGAGAACCCACACCTCGCGCGGGTCGCCGACCTGAGGGCGGCTGTCCGCAAGATCGCGGCAAAGTGCGGCGAGGCCGGCAAGCAGGCGCGGAAGTTCGAGGCGGCAGGCGAGCGTGCCGAGTCCTGGGTCAAGGGGTTCAGGGAGATACGGTTGTACCTGCTCGACGACGTACTCGCCGAGCTAGAGATCGTGACGACAGGGCTGCTGGAGGGGTTCGGGATGCCGGGCTGGCGGGTACGACACGTGGTCGAGCGCGAGACCAAGTCAGGCAGCGTGCGGCGCGGTCTGACTACGATGATCTCGGTGCCGGGGAGCCCGGAGGAGGTGCAGTGGGAGAACTGGTCGGGAGGGGAGGCGCAGCGGCTGCGGCTGATCGGATCGATGGCGCTGTCGCACGTGCTGCTCGACCGCGCGGGCCTGCAGATCGACACCGAGATCTGGGACGAGCCGTCCCAGCACCTGTCGGAGGCCGGCATCGTCGCGATGTGCGACGTGCTCGCTGACAGGGCGCGCGATACCAAACGTCGGGTGATCTATTGCGATCACCACGTGATAGACGGCGCCAGGTTCGAGTCGACGATCCGCGTCGTCAAAGACGCGAACGGATCGAGGATCGAGGGTGCCGCCGCGGCACGGGCCTCCCTGCGTCAGGAGCTAACACCGCAGGGAGACCCGGCCCGCGCCCCGGCGATGGCGTGCCGGGCCGAAGAGCGTCAAAGTTTGCGGCGGATCCGCAAGAAGTAGAACAACCCGCCGAGGACGATCCAGGCGGATAGGGCAGCTAGCAATCCGACGGTGGCGAACAGCACAGCGACGAAGGCTGTCCCGATCCAGGGCCACTCACCCCAGGTGCGCGGCGACCATATCCTGATGTAGCACAGCCCTCCGATAGCGAGCACGGCGGCGCCCACAAGGATGATCTTGTCCTGGTGCAGGACGATAAAATCAGGTGGCAGGCCGGCGTTGGAGCGGGTACGCACCCACCAGATAACCCCAGCCTTGACCATCTCCCCGGAGAACACAGCACCCAGGGAGATCGCGGCGCGCGCGCGTAGCCGGCTGTACCCGAAGGATGCCATCTCGATCCAGAGGTACCGCGCGACCAGGAAGGCCATGCCGGAGAAGATCGCCAGGATGCCAGCGTTGACGGCTTCCAGCAGTTGTGAGTTCAAGGTCATCTGTCATTGTGCTCCGCTGAACGTCGAACATCCTCGTCCCGGCGAAAGTCATGCGCCAGAACGTCGAACATGTCGGCGCCGTCCACGTCGTCCGGGTCGTGCCTTGTGATCTCCTCTGCCTTCTGCTGCATACGGCTCACCTCGGTGCGTAGTTCTGAAGATGCCGCGTCGGCGGCACGCTTCATCTCGTGATCCTCGCTGCCGAGGAACAGGACCTTCATGAACTGGAAGATCTTCCGCAGTCTATCCACTGGCGGTGTCCCTGTTGCGGCGGCCATCTCCCAGTTCTCTCTGCCGGATCTCGTTTGATACACGAGAACTTTCCGACAACGAGGTCACCACCTGTCGGATGACCCGCATCTCCTCGACCACCTTGTTGATTATTGCATTATTGGCTGCGAAGGCTTCGGCCGAGGCCTTCGCGTCGTCAACACGTGTCTGCCATGACTTGATCAGCAGCTGTACCGCGCGTATCGCGAGGACCCAACCAGCGAGCGCGAGCAGACCAATCGGTCCAGACTCGATCAGCGCGCGGACGATCGCGGCGATCGCTGCAGTTACAGGATCGACCATAAAATTAACGAGTCACGGTTGCGGAAACGTTAGGCATCGGCGTGTAGGACGGTCGGTACCAACCGAAGGGTCCGCACTCGTGTCTGGCGAACGCGCGGTGAGTCAGCGGACCGGGCAGGCAGTCCTCCGGCATGACGATCTGTCGGCACTTGGCGTCGACCTTACCAATATTTGCCGGAGTTGAGATCGTGTAGACCGGATAGTCAAACCGCCTCTCGATCACCAGGTTAAGTTCAGGCGGTGCGCCTGGGGCGCGCACGTAGCAGGTCACGTTGTAGATGAGCTCCGAGCGGCACACCTTGAACCACTCAACGCCCTCGAAGCAGAGGTTCGCCTTCTTGCCGGCCTGGACCGTGTCCGGGACGAACTTCGTCTGCGATGGTTCCCCGTAAGTGACTACACGCTCGTTGCGCCACGGAGCAAGTACCTCGCTGTTCCACAAGGTGACCCCACCGCCGACCAGGACAGCGCCGAGCACGGGTGCCAGATAACGCTGGCGCCCTCGTCTCGGTGGGAACTTCCCACTGCTCGGCGCCGTGCTGCCGAGATTTTGATCGATCATGATACTGTTCCCTGAGGTTTTGGCGCCGTTGACCATCCCCTGAAGCTCCTTTTGCCGCCCTTTTCTAAACCAAACGAGGAAAATCCCCGGGCCACGCGGGGGCTTGACCGGCGGCAGCTTTTTTATCAGACCACCGCCGGATCGTTCGCGGGCCTGACCTTTCAGGACGGATCGTCGGGGATGTCCTTGTTGAACTCGGCGAGGTCACTGTCGAACTCCGCCTCGACCTCTGCCAGCTCAGCGTCGGTGATCGTTCCCTTCTGGCCGCCCTCGGACAGGCGCTTCATGCGATCGATGATCTTGACAACCTCAGGGGTCGCGTTGATGACCTGCTCGAGGACGCCGAGGCCTTTGCCCAGCAGCTCCATGATCTTTACGTAGTCCATCTTTCTACTCCTTTGCGCTTGACCGTCGCGCGGTTCCGCTACTGCGTGACACCGCTCGCGACGGCGATGCGCTTGGCGTTGGACATCAGCTGGGTGAGCTGATTGTACACGACCAGCGCGTTGACCTGATCGTTCTCCTTAACGAAGCCGCGCAGCTGTGCGACCAGCGGCGGCACCTGCCGTGTGTAGACCTGGATCGCGCGGATGTTGGCGCGGCAATGCACGTCCGCGGCACCGCGCAGGCACGACCGTCGGTAGACGAGCAGGCTCTTGGTGGCGAGGTCGAGTGTCTGCTCGACCTGCGCAAGCGTGGTGCGATCGACCGGGTTGTCGACCGAGCCGGTGAGGATGCGAAGCTGCGCGCAGCCGGCGAGGCTGGCAGCGATGAGAACCGCGGCGAGAAGACGCTTCATTTCGGCACCACCTTCATGGTTGCACTGGATACGATGTTGGTCTCAGGGGTGTCGTGCGCGGTCTGCGCGTCGGTCACGACGGTGAAGCCCTTTTGGGCTGCGGCGGCCTGTGCGAGCGCCTTCGGGCGATTGATCCACCAGGCCCACGCACCACCGACCGCGGTGGTCGCGCCTGCGGCGATGTACGCGGCCATATCCTGGTCGATATAGCCCTTGCCGACGAGCTTCACCAACACCGCCATCACGGCGGCGTAGACCAGGCGCTCGGCGATGCCTTTTGTTTGATCTGTGTTCATGACGTTTCAGTTTTGCTCCTTCTTCGCCGGGGACGTGCGGGCGCTGCGCTCGGCGAGTGCCGAGGCGACAGCGGCGCGGGTGACGGGTCCGGCGATCCCGTCTACCGCGAGGTGGTGGTCGCGCTGGAAGGCGCGTACAGCGGCGGCGGTGCGCCTGCCGTAGCTCCCGTCGACCGTCAGTGGGGTACCCTCGACGCCCAGCATGTTGAGTCCGCGCTGTAGGTCCGCGCAGGTGTCGAGCTCGACACGCTGGGATGCCTTTTTCGGGCTGGGTGCGGGATCGCCAGGAGGCGTTTCTGGCACGGGCTGTAGGGGGGTGGCGGACAAGGTCGGAATAAGCCCCAGGTCGGGCGCGAGCTCGATCATGCGCAGCATGACCGGGACGACGCCGAGCTGCCCGTCCTCGTGATTAGGATCCCACCTCCCGTCCCGTATGTACTTGCCGCGGGTGTAGTGATCGGTGCCGGCCCACAGGTAGCCAGTATTGATGCCGTGGTTGCGCGGGCCGAAGCCGTTCCAGGCCTCCGCACGGTAGCAGCAGTAAGGCAGGGTCCAGGGGCCCCTATCACCAACGAGACTGTCGTAGGTCAGCGCGTCGATCGCGGCGTACTCCCAGGTCACCGGAAAGCCCATTCCCGGGAGAAGCTTCGGTCGACCCTTGGGCACGTGGGTACTGGGTCGAGACAACGGGTCGCCCTGCGCGAGGTTGGTTTTGAAGTCGAAGTCAGACTCGCGCATGTGCAGGGTGGCGAGCAGTAGGACAGGCACGTCGGTCGACCTGGTGACTTCCTCGTAGCGCGCGCGGTGGGACAGACCGAGCCGCGCTGCCTTGTCAACAGCGGACGTACGGGTGATCTTCACGGTAGCCAGAAGCCGCTCATACTCGGGCCGCAGCTGATCGAACGTCGGGTGCTTCATCTGAAGTAACTTTTTACAGGGTGATGGTGATCGGACGGGCAACGATCTGGGAGCCCGGTAGTCGGGTGTCGGCGTAGATGATCAGGAACGAGTTCCCGGTCGTCTTCAGCATGGTCATCCGAAACGTCGTCGTACTGTCGATCGTCGTCAGGTGACCCCAAGACTCGCCGTTGTCCTCAGAGAAGAGCAGGTAGAGGCCCGTACCTGGAATTGAGTAACCGAGAACGACGACCCCGTTGTCCAGGACGACCACCTGCGGCGCATCACCACCGAGTGTCTGATCGACAGCGATCGAGACAGCGAGCGGTGTCGAGGTCGACCCCAGATCTCCGGACGACACGGTGTAATAGATCGGCGTCGTCAGGATCGGCGCTTCCTGGGTTGCCACCCGCGTGCCGGAACGCGCGAAGCAGAGGACAGATCCGTTCGCCGCGATGCCGGCGCAGTTGACGGTCGAACCCTCCATCGACACCATCGGCACAGGAATGATGTCCAGCAGATCGGGATCGAGATTGGTCCCCCGGCCGAGCGCCAGGTTGTTGAAGATCGTCGTTGGCGGCCCCCACGTAGCCCCTTTGTCTAACGACAGGCTTCGGACGACCCGCGCTTTCATGGTACCGTAGGCGGTTGGCCAGCAGGCGGCCGGAGTCACGTCCCCCGTGTGGAGACCGTAAAACAAGGCCATGAGGTTGCCAGAGGCAAGTTTGACGACGCCTCTGTCAAATATCATGGAAGGGACGCGGGACTCGCCCGGTGGATTATAAGCGACAGACGAGGCCTGCGTGACGGCCCCCGATTCCCCTGTTACTGTCACCCAGTCGTTTGTTGATCGACGCTGGGCAAGTGACCATGGCGAGGCTGATCCTGTCAGCTGCCGCGACATGGACAGGATCTCGTTCGACGCGACGTAGAGTGCCGCCACCTCGCCCGTCCCCAGCCCGGGCCCGGGCGCTGTACGTCCTCCGATCGGCGTCGGTCCCCAGGACACACCGTTTGCCGACCAGGCGCTGGTCGAGGGGCCGGCAGCGACACAAAACGTGCCGTCTGCAAAGCGGAACGCGCGGGTGTCGATCGCCGCGGGGATCGGCGAGAGGGCACCGGCCGTCAGTGTGAAGCTCATGAGACCCGCACCTCAAGCGGAGTCGACACGGGCGAGCTGTCAACAGTCGACGTACCGCTGAGCGTGAACTCGGTAGTCGCCGACAACATGCCGGTGGTCTTGTAGCTATTGGGATTGACCGAGAGGTTGGTGTACGGTCCGCCGTTTAGCTTTAGGTTAGTCGCGCGGATCGAGAACCACTGCAGAAGCGCCGAACGGCCGCTCTTTACACCCCACGGCGTCGCGATCGTCTGGATGTACGCGTTATTCTGCTGACCGTCGACGTCGACCACGATCTGACGCGCGACGAAGTCGCCGGCCGTCGTCGAGTAATACACCAAAAGGACCGTGTTCCAGCCGATCTGCACCAGGTCGAGGTCGTTGCCCGAGTTCGTCAGCTTGAGGACCGTTCCCCAGCCCGACCGACCGCCGTCTTCCGAGAACGCGACGTAGCCGTACGGCTCGCAGAAGGTCATGCACACAACGCCATTGCCGAGTACAGCGAGGCGTGTCGAGGCGGATCTGATGATGCCGCTGTTCTGGGAACCGACAGGTGCGGTCGCGCGGGGGAGATCCCAGTCGTACCCGTTGGGTGAGCGGATGAGATAGATCGGCGTGTGCGGAACGGGCGCCGTCGCGACGCTCTTGCGCGAGCCTGACCGTACCGCGACCAGATAGTGCCTGTTGGGCGGCCCTTCACGGCACATTCCCGCCTCGTTCATACCCTCCTGGTCCAGGGTTGGTGCCTCCGCCAGATCCCAGCCCTGCGCGTCGGGCTGTGTTCCCCGCACCAGCATCTTGTCGTAGCCGATCGTCTTGGCGTTCCCCCAGGTCGACCCGTAGGGCGGCGGGGAGTACATGACGATGCTGCGCGACTTGATGGCCCCGTACACTGCTGGGTAACCATCGTAGAGCCTGGTGTCACCGACGTTGTTGCCGAAGAACGTGGCGATCAGCTCGCCGGTGTCGGTGAACTGAACCCCGTGGTGCTCGATGTATGCCGGGCTGGTGTCACCCGCGTCACCGGTGAAGGGCTTCGCGTCGGGGGCTGTGCAGGCACCTGACAACGAGCTGACAGCGCCCCAGTCATTCGTCGACATGCGGTACGGCAACGCGTACGGCGACATCTCGCCGGTCATGGTTGCCTGGAGGGCGATGATCCCGCCGTTGCCATCGGTGTAGGTGGCAACCTGCTCACCGCTCGCGCATCCCGGACCAGGATCTACCCGCCCGCCGATCGGCGTCGGACCCCAGGTACCGCCGCCGTCGCTCGTCCACGCACCTTTAACAGCGATGGTGCCGTCGCAGAAGCGGAAGGGATGGACGTCCTGGCATCCGGGAATCACGTTCTCAGCGCCGAGCGTAAGCGTGATGCTCACTTGGCGAACTCCACGGACGCGCCGTGGAGGCGGGCGTTCGCCGTCGCTGACGTGACGACCCTCACGTCCACGATCTGACCCGCGGTGACCGAGGCCGTGTGGGTCGTGTCGTTGCAGACGCTAACGGCCGATGTGACGGTGCACGTGATCGAGCTCGCGACGCCCGCCACCATCACCGTCATTACAAAGGTGTCGGAGCCACCCGGCGAGCCGCCTGACTTCACACGCAATCGACTGAGCGTGCCGTTGGACGTCGCCGCGAACCCCCCGACGTCGGCTGTGGTCTGCGTGCAGTTTGACGGGGTTATGTAGGCCGTCGTGTTCGCTGCGATGGTCGCACCGCAGGACCCGAACGCGATAGGAGTTGCGGGTGACGAGCACGTGTAGGTACCAGCAGTGAAGTCGCTGACGAACAGGCCGACGCCGCAGGTGACGTTCAATGCCATGTAGGAGAAGGTGGTGCCGTCCGAGTACAGCGTCCGACCGATCTTCGTCCCGCTGTCGATCCAGAACGCGGCCTGACCGGACGGCGGCGTGGACGGTGCCGAGACGGCTGTCAGATACAGTCCGTTCAGCAGGGGCGTCTGGCTGCAGGTGGGATCACCGCTCGCTGTCGTGATGAACGCGTAGCCGGCGGTCTGGCACGCGTCCCCAATAGTCACCGGCAGGAGGCCGTTGCCGCGCCCAACCATGAGCCGATGATTGGACAGATTCAGCGGGGCCGATACCGACGGCGAGTATCCGCTGGTGATCGGCGACAGCCTGATCGACCCGTAGGCCGCGGCGAACGTCACCGACGCTTGCCCCCCGATCAGTTCTGCGCCGTTGGGGACGATCGTCCACTGGTTGGTCGCGGCTGTGCCGTTGTTGTCGAAGATCGTCACCGCCACCGTCTTCGACGCGGCGGCCGGAAGATTGATCGTGCATGCGGCGGCAGCGTTGACGATGATCACAACGTCGGTCGCTGCGACGGTGATGGGACTGGAACAGGTGCTGGTCTGGGTGGTGCCGCCGGAGGTCGAGACGGCCGACAGCAGCACCTTCTTGAGCTGCCCGGTGCTCTGGTCTGCGAGCAGCAGCAGATCGGATGCGCTCGGCGTCGTCTGCTGTGTCAGCGCCGCGATCGTCGAGTCCTGCGGCGCAGCCGACGACCCCGTAAAGTTCCCCTTCAGGGTGTAGGCCGCGCTATTTGACAGCTTGGAGTTGGCCGTAGAACCGGCGACCAGCTGGGAGCCGTCGATCGTCTTGTTGGTCAGCGTGTCGGAAGTCGCGCGACCGACCAGCGTGTCGGTGGCATTCGGGACGGTGACGGTCGCGGTACCGGCACTCGCCGACAGAGTGTTTCCGTTGATCTTAATAGTGTTCGGGCCGGCGGTGTCGATCGTCTTGTTGGTCAGCGTAACCGTGTTGTCTGACGTGACGAAGGTACTGCCGCACGCGAACCCCGCGTCGGTCGTCCACTGCAGAGCCGAGGTCGCCGACGAACACGACGGCATCGCGAACGGGAGCGGCTGCGCGAGGCCTGACGTCGCGTTGGCGATCACCGTGTTCCCGGCGGTAGGCGGTCCGTAGGACCCGTACAGAGGACCGACCGTCACGCCTGACACCTGCATGAACAACCCGGACAGGGTCATCCACATGTCGCCGTCTACCGGTGCCGACGGTACGCCGCCGGGGGCGATGTTGAACGCCGCGAACTGGTTGATCAACAGCGACGAGACGGCGAGGCGGCCGAGGATCGTGTCCCCACCCTTGTTCAAGGGTGTAAAACCAAGGACGTCCTGCTTCATGGCGAAGTAGGAGTTCCACTGCGCGGCGGTGGGCACCTGCCCACGCGACAGATTCGGCGACGACTGGCCGAACGCCGGCGAAGCGAGTGCGCACAGCGCGAGGCAGACTGACAGAAAACGCGGGCGCATCTTCGTTTCTCTCCTTTTGATAGTTCTCACTTGCGGTTGCGCCGTGCGGCAGGAGGCGCGATACCGGCGAAGGCGCTGACGACCGCGACTTCCTCGTTGATCGCACCTGCCTCGATCGCCGCAACGACCTCCGCCTCCTTGGCGAAGCACCGCTGCACGTGCGCACCTACAGCAACCGCGATCGCGAGCACCTGGTCGCGCGAGATCTCGATGAAGCCCATGCCGGTCTTCCACTGGAAGGTCGCGTTCTTCGGGCCGGCCTGGGCCGCCATCGTGGCACCCATGATCAGTGCCTGACTCTGCCGATCGGTGGAGACAGCGATGTTCTCGACCGTGATACCCCCGATCTCGGCACGATAGCGTGCCAGGGCCGCCGCAGCCAGCAGCTTGGTGCGCGCGGGTGGGTTCTCGCGCAGGATCGCCTCGATCCTGGCTTTTTGCTCCGGGTCGAGCCCGTGGTCAACAAGGCGCTCGTCGTCTTCGATGGAGAACGGCAGGCCATTCAGCCCGGCCGCCCTCAGCTTGTCCCATACGCTCATGGTGCGCGGTACCTCACTGGTTCACAAGAAGTAGGGTCGTGATGTTGTCGACTCGCATGGTGTCAGATACGTTCGCTGACTGGAACACGCTGGTTGCGAAGTGCGATCCGCGCGACAGCACAGCACTGGTTGCGTAGGACGACGCCGGTACCCAGGTGTCCTGCTGCACTCGTGCTGCTGTTCCTTGCGCCGCGGCGACAGCGTCGATACCGACAGCGTAGTGCCCATCGGCGTTGACACCGAGGGTGTCGGCTCGCATAGACGACGCCCCGATGACGACAGCGTACCCATCGTTACAGACAAAGGTGATGCGGGTCGATGATATCTCGATGAAAGCCGTAGACGTCGTGGTCGACTGCCCGGAGTTATTGGCCGAGAAGGCGCGGGGCTGCGCGTTGAAGTGGCTGGCGAGGCCTGGGCGGTCCTGCCACAGCGAACCTGCGGTCGTCAGTGCGATGCCGACGTAGGTCGCGGTGAGGTCATTGTTCTGCACCAGCAGCCGATAGACAGGGTGCGCGGCCGGCGGGTTGGTGTTGTGCACGAGCACGATCGCCGACCCGCTCCAGGTCGCGTAGACGTAACGGATCTGCGAGCTCGATGCGCCTGTCGGTGCGACCGCGACACCGGCCGACGGCACCGTGCGAAACACGCCGTTGATGAAGATCTGGTCACCGAAGTAGGGCGTCAGACGCAGGTTGCTGCCGTCGAGGTTCAGCTGAACCGCGCCGAAGGCCTGGGCCGCGTTCAACAGCAGCGACGACGCTGTCGGGTTCAAGACCTGAAAGCTAGTGCCGTCATAGGTCAGCAGGTAGATGCCGTCAGCGACCACCGTGCCCGCGGCGAGCGCTGAACCGTCAACGTTGACGAGAGGGGCAGCTCCGAGCCCGTTGAGATTTACGGTGGTCGCCCCGGTGTTGGTCACGTTGACCTTCACCAGGAAGTGCCGTCCCTCAGCGTAGGCCGCGATCGCCGGGACAGGGGTGCCGACGATCGTATTCGCTGTACCGGTGTCGGTAACGTAGACGTCGTCGGGCAGGTTGAATCCGACCCAGCCGGCACCACCCGCGTCGGGGTCCGACACGTTGTTATTGATGGTCGACCGCCAGAAGGAGGTGAAGGCCCCGGCACCCGACCGCGCGATGAGGATGGCACCCTTGGGGTAACCACCGCGGGCGCCGGCGAAGGTCGCATCATAGTAGGCTTGACCGCCGAGTGCCTGCCAGATCGACCACTGGGTGATCAGGTTCAACAGGCCGTTGAAGTCCTGACCGAACGGAGGCACGCCACCCGAGCCAACAGGCAGAAAGTTCAGGGGCGGAAAGCCGTCGGTCAGCGAGGCCGCCCCGTCCTGGATGCCGATCTGGGAGGCCTGCGGCACCGTGCGGATGTAGGAGGTTCCCGCCGACGAGGCGAACGGGATGTTGAACTTGGACGGGATGTCGGACGACTGCATTATCCTTTTCCTTCCTCAGAAGAACTGCACAACGCTAGCCTTGACACCAGTCGGTTTTGGCAGCACACCCGAGTTCAACACGATCGCCTGCTCGGACGGACTCAAGGCAAAGTTGAACGTATAGGTCATCGTCATCCGCGGCTGCGCAGACCCATCAAAAAATGCAGCCTGATTGAAGCCCGTCACGGTGTCCAGTTGCTCGGCGAAACCGAAGAACAGGATCGGCGGGTTGCCCTCGGTGACGTAGGCGTTACCCCTGTTGGGGAACAGGGTCATCAGCATCCTGTTGATCGCCGGGATGCTACCCGAGGTGATGTTCGCCGCGGCCTTCGTCAGGATCAAGGTGCGATAGGACTGATCCGACAGAAAGAAGTTCTCGGTCAGCGGGGTGCCTGACCACATGGCCGACTGACCGAAGGGGTCGGCGTCGAGGGTACCCATCTCGGCGAACCCGAACCACTTGCCGACCGTGATCTGCAGGACGCGGTTGACGCCGACAATCCGGCCCCACACGTCCAGCCCGTAGCCCTCGGCCGTGTCCAGGTTCCAGACCTTGTCGAAGAAGTCGTCAAGGTTCGCGGTCTGGTCGACATAAGAGAAGAAGTTCTGGATCAGCTGAACGATGATCGGCGAGTTGGCGTATTGTGATAGGATCGTGTCCCAGATATCAAACGGAGGCTGGGTGCCGATCGGCGACTCACCGATGACGAACTCGCCGATCGCGTTGGGGATCGGGCCCCGCGGAAGGTCAGGTCCGGTCATCTATGTTTCCAGTATCAGGGTGATGTCCGCGAGCGAGACAGTGGGGGCCTGATCGATCAAGACGGGAGACTCGTCTACCAGCGCGCGGATGGCGTACATCACCTGCAGCACCGTCGACTGCGATACGCTCACCCGATAGGTGCCGATACCACCGAGCGTCCCGGACAGGTGTGCGAGGATCATCGTGCCGGCAGCGACGCCTGATCCCTGCACCGTCTGACCCACAGACAGCGTGCCGGAGGTGATCGCGGTGACGGTCATCGTTCCGCCGATCGAACCTGACGAGATCAATCCTGTGAACTGGGCCGAGGTCGTGTTCTGGGTGCCGATCTTGATGTTGACAATCGCGACCGTCGGACCCAGGGCCTCGGCCACAGGCTCGTAGAAGCGCGACGCGAACAGGGTCGCGCCGATCGTCGCGCGGGAACCCCCGTCGGCCCCGGCCATCGCCCTGATGATCGCCTGCTGGGTCAGGGTCAGGGCATTCGCTGGTACCAGCGGGTTCGGCTTGATGGTGACCGAGAATATCACAGGCAGTGGTTCGGGAACCTGGTAGGACACCTGATAGGCCGGGAAGGGCGGGTTGTAACCCTCGCTGGTGTCGTACACGGTGCGTGTCGTGTTGCCGTTGTACGCGCAGCCTGGGGCCTTCTTCTCCCAGATCGCGCGGCAGATCTCATCTGGGTCACCGCCGACGACAGCGACGTAGAGCGAGTTCGGTGCGAGTACTACACCGCCGATCGTGCGCGGGGTGTTCTCCACGTTCTCGACGACGTACGCGTCGATCACGCCCTCCAGCGACAACACAGATCCCAGGATCGCCGGCAGAAAGCCCAGCGCGTTCTGCGCCACCGACAGTGAACGCCTGCGCTCGAACTGTGCGCGCGTCTCGAGGTCCTGGCCGAGGATGCCTTCTGTCAGGTTCTCGATCCGATCCCAGCCGAGGATCGTCGAGAAGATGGTGTCGAGCGCACCGGGAGGGCACGGGATCGGTCCGGGGATCGTGCAGGCGAATGGGAGGGTAATGGCACCCGAGGCCGGGATCGTTCCTGACCCGGTGCAGGTGTACAGATTGCCGTCAACAGCCTTCGCGGTCGCACCGACAGGGATGAGGACGCCCTCCAGCCCCGTACACAGCGCTTCCACGGTTGTGGGCAGGGACGGCTTGCGCTCGATGAAGTAGATGCGCGCGAGGCCGTCCTGGTACCGACCGAACGAGAAGGCCGGGTCCAGCATCTGGGTCATCATCAGGAACGTGTCGTTGACGTTACCGACGATCGCCGAGATCGAGGCAGCGAGCTGCCCCTGCGGCGTCGCGTTGGTCAGGCTTCCGTCTGTCGTGCTGAAGTTCAGCACACCGCCGAAGGCGGCCTGCATGTCCTCGATGATGCCGCGCAGGATGTCCGACTCCGCGGGCTCGATGAAGCCCTGCGGACCGAAGGTCGGGCCCGGAACATTTGTCGTGACGGTCGTGGTCGCCATTGCCTGCTACCTCAGAAGTCGGCGGCGGTGACGAAGCCGGCCTGATCCCGTACCTGGACCTGCCCTGTCACGGTGCGGCCCTCTATGGACCTGATGAAGCAGCGCGCGGCCAGCACGTTCGGTACCGTCAGTGCTGCGCGGGTGAACAGCGCCTTCATGAGCGTCTTCGGCGGGTACTTACCCAGCACCTGCCCGAAGTAAGGGATGCCCTGCGACTTGTCGTACCAGAGCTCGGCCTCGAACAGCTTGATCGAGGAGGCGGCGTCCTGCGCCAACGCGTAGGGCTCGGCGGCGACGGCGATGTTTCCATCAGCTCCCACCACCAGGTCCCAGGTCTCGGTGTCGAGTAGGAGTGTTGATGCCATGTCAGTTGCTGTCCGACTCGTTGATCACGGCGAACACCTTCTCGGACGGTCCGTCGACCGTGACGACGGCGTGCGCCGCGTTCTTCTTGCCCAGGTCGATCCGGTTAGGCGTCACGTAGACAGCGATGCCGTTCGCGTGCATCCTGATCTCGTCCTTCTTGATCGAGAAGAACGTCTTCCCCTCGTCGGGGGAGATGGTGATCGTCCCGTTATTGTCGAACTGGATGTAGGAGGTCGGCTTGTCCTTCGACGCCACGACCCCGACGAACACACCGTCAGCGAAGTCGTTGCGGCGCTTGCTGCCCGGGTTGGACTGTTTGAGGTTCTTTTTGACAGCCGATATGTCGCGGTCGGCAAAGACAACGAGACCAATATCGCCGTCCTGCGGATCCATGATGATCGCCTGCTTACCGGACTGCGACCGGAAGTACGGCATGTTGTGGACGACCTGGTGCTTTACCGGCTTCCCCGAACCGTCGACCATGTTGACGAGCGGCAGCACGTCCAGGTAGCCGATCGGCTGCACCTCGCCGGCCTTCCCCTTGCTGTCCTTCTCACGCGGCTTGTACTTCTTGACCTGAACCAGCGTCGCCGTAGACATGAGCTTTTGGCTCTGCTGGATGTGGAAGTCCCGCTCGGAGAAGCCTGAGGTCGACGAGGCCGCGTTGTTCTGCCCGAAGTAGCCCTTTCCTGCCATGCAAAAATTCCTTGCTACCAAGAATCTCAGGAGGACACGGTTGGCCCCTGGCCTTCCCTGATGCCCTCGATCGTCACGAACCAGTGGCCCTTGGGGACCTCGGACTCGAGATCATACTCTAACCTATTGATCATCCAGTCTCCGCAAGCTGGAACGATGTCAGACTTCACGGTGAACTTCTGCCTGTAGGACAGCGCGCGCGAGAACTCCTGTTTGACCAGCACCCCGACCGCTGTAAAACCCGGGTAGGACACCATGCCTGTTTCCGGCGCGACCAGCAAGCCTCCACCTCCGCGTGCCTTGTTCTGCGGCATGATGGCGAGCACGTTGCGGTCGATCACCCATGATATGCCGGCCGCCGCCGCGATCTGTTTGACCATGTTGCGCGGCGAGCCCCACAGGTAGGGCGAGTCCAGCTTGACGTTCACCCCGTGGTTCTCGAATAGGGAGACCTCATCCATCTGACCCTGCACCTTCTTCAGGATCGTGGCGACGTCGGTACTTCCGTCAAACGACATGGGTTCGACCGGCTTCATCGCGTCGAGGAGGCCGGCCTGCGCGAGGATGTGGAAGGGGACCAGCGGCGCACCTTGAAAGTCCGGCCACGCCTGGGTGATGGTGCCGCGGAAGATCTCCGACATCCCGTTGACGTCGTCGCCAGCCTCGATGATCAGGGTGTTGCGCTGGTACTCGGTGACGCGCTGCCCGAATGTCGCAAGCTGGTTCATGGTGTCGAGCGTCAGTCCGTAGATAAGCACGTCCGCTGTCCCCATCTGCACCTCGCCGGCCATAGCGACGCGCACCGAGGTCTTCAGGCCCTCCTCTGTTAGCCCGGCGATCTTGGTGCCGGACACCGTCAGCTTGATGCGGCGACGTGCAAAGGTCATGCGTCAAATCCCAGATCGGCCAGATCCTGCGACGACAGGTAGGCCAGCGAATAGCGCGTACCCAGACCTGTGTAGACAGGGTCCGTCTCGCTCTGATTGTCAATGAAGATGAAGTCCCCATCAAACGCTAGGTAGACAGAACGCACGATACGGTTGAGGTTCTGGCAGATCACCCCGCCGACGATCAGGACGTCGTCGACCAGCAGGTCGAGGAACAGACCGTAGAACCGCTGGTACACGCGCAGAGTGACAGCCTGCTCTGCGAGCACGGTGTTGAGTATCTGCGACGGGGCCGCCTGCAGCGGGATGATCAGCATGGTTGCGAGCTACCTTCAGGTCGCCGCGGTCGCCGCGGAGCTCTGGTTGCCGGTCGGGGCTGTCGGCTGCACGTTGCCGCCCTGCAGAGGGTCGGCACCTGATGGGGAGGCCGAGTCACGCACGGTCGTCGCGCCCTGCACGCGCACCTCCTGCACCATCACGTCGACGACGATCATGCCGACACCGTTGGTCGTGGTGCGCCTATAGTCGTAGCGCACCATGTTGGCGTTGACGTAGACGACCTCGGGCGTGACGATGTTGTAGAGGTCAAGGGTCGGCAGGGCTGCGGCGACCGACAGCAATAGCGCCTCGCGCGCCGCCTGGGTGCCGCCTGCGACGAACTGCACACGCGCCTCGTACGGCCTGTCGACCTTGTCATACGACTGGAACGAGCCCCGCTCCAGCGGAAAGTCGGCAACCACCTCCTCGCCCTTGTAGTCGAATGCCGTCACCGTGTCGGCCGTGATGACAGCGCGACCGCCGAGGTAGAGTCCCCACTGCGGGCGCAGGCCGGCGCCGAAGCCGACGGTCTCGTCCCGATCCATCAGGTCGGGCGGTGCCGGGGCGGCGACCCCCGGCTCGCGGATCAGCGGCGGGACGCCCGGTGCGATGGGAACGACTGGGAAAGGCATGCTAGTTGGGCCCGTAATTCGCCTGGTTCATCTGGGAGGCGCGGTCGATCGCGGACGGAAGTTCGCGCGCGATGCCGTAGGCGTCGGTCGCCTGGGTGTGCACGTTGAGCGATCCGATGTGCGTCTCCGCGCGCGACGAGTTGTTGCTGACGGTCGAACTCTGGTTGAAGAATCCGGTCCGCACCATCTGGTCGACCATCGGTGTACGCGGCCGCAGCTGATTTGACGCAGACTGCTCGCGCGCGATCTCAGAGAAGGTGGGGCCCTTCTCAGCGGCGGTAGTTGCCGACTTACGCACCTGCGCCTGCTGGCGCTCGCGCCACTGCCGCGAACCGGGGTAGCCCCAGTCGTTGAACCGTTCCTTGTTGATGTTGATCCCGATCCCGCCAGCCTCATAGTTCGGGTCGCCTTTGCTCCCCTGGTCGGTATACCCCTCGATGGTGTTGCTGCCAGCGAGTGCAGCGTCGGTCCGCCTGTTCATCTGCGCTGCAAACTTCGGGTCGTTCATCTTCTGCAGATGCGCGTTGATCGACCTGTTGCGTATCGGATTGTAGAAGCTCTTTCCGCCGCCGATCGACGGGTGGCCGACGATCATGTCGCGCAGAGTCAGCGGGGGAAGGCCGCGCTTGGCGCGCGCCTGGTTGACCATCGCCGTCCGGTTCATAAGAGACTCGGCAACCGCCGGCCCGGCCCCCGGATTCTCGGAGCTGATGACAGCACCCAGCAGCTTGCGCGTCTCCGGGTTCTCCTCCAGCTCCTTGGCAAAGGGTGCTCGCTGGGAGGCGAGGAAGGCGTTACCCGTCTTCGACAGGTCGCCACCCAAACCAGCATCGGCTGCTCCACCGATTCCACCACCCCCTTGACGTCTGCCACCCCCGGACCCCGCATCGCCTCCTGGCGATCCCGCACCGCGCCCGAAATTGCCGCCCCCACCGGAGCCAGACCCGCCCCCACCGCCGAGCGAGGCCTGCATGACACGGGCGTCGCCGAACTGCCCCCCACCGCTCGGACTGAACGCGGAACGCTGGAAGCCGAGGATATTCATCAGCCCGTCCAGGATGCCCTTTTTGGTACCCTCCTCCGCGCCCTTGCGCGTGGCGTCC